TTCTCGCTTAAAAACTCTTCAAGTTTTTCGCACTTCAGCAGACGTGCGAAGCTAAAAACCAAAGCCAAATTCAAAACTTCGGAAAAGTACAAATCATGTATTATAATAGAGGTATAAGTTGAACAAAAGCGATATTCAAAGCAAGAACTACAATAGAACTTCGTAAATTGTTCAAGTCTATGTTATAATTATGATACAATATAAATTAGGAGGTGTAAGGTTGAATTCAGTTATGTCAAAGTATTCATTCGAAGACAAGCTGCCGAAAGGCTGGCATCTTGGCAAATTGTATCGAGGTAGAAGGGCGATATACTATAATGATATGAAGCTCGGTACGTTGGAAGATGATTTCAAGATAGAACAGCATGTTCAAGAAATTATCAGCAATCCTCCGAAAGAAGTAATCGCCTCTTATGTCAAAGAAGGTAGAATTCAAGCAGCTTGTGTCAAAGATGCAGCATCTCAGAAATACCTTGTTAAGTCTAAAGCTGTTTCGGTTACTCAAGCATATGCTCTGTTTCCTAGATTGAGGACTTGGTTGGATAGACAAAAACCGAGTGAGGTTGAGTTCTCTGGAATTAGATATTATCGAAAAGGTAATCATTGGTTCACAGAAAACGGTGCTCCTCTAGACACTCGAAAGCCGTATTTTAATTCAAATTGGAGTGCTAGAATGCTGTACAATTCAGGAAGATATTCCCTCTTTGATATTGCACAATACAGCTGGTCAGCATTTCTAGAGTGTCTGGGTGATGAGCATCAGAAACTATTCAATCAGATTAAGTCCAAAGCTGAGGAGAAGAAGCATCTTCTTTCAACAATCCATAAGATAGAGCATGCAGATAAGCTCAAGAAAACTCGCAGAGAGCGTTTTTCAGATGATGAATTTGAGGAATATAAGAATCTTATAAATAGTACCCTCTATGACAATCTTGTGAGTTCAGCTGAGAATGCGTCGATGATATTCAAGAAGAAATGCTTGGTTTCTGGATTTGAATGGGTAAAACCTGCGGTGGATAAATTCATTTCAAGTGTTGTTGGACAGGTATCTGTGATTAAACCTAAGCTGGTATCTTTTTCGTGGTCTCCTCTGCTTCAACGCTACGAACCGGTATATGCACCGAAAAGACTTTCGCCTGATAAGCTTGAACTTCTTCTGGATTTAATTCCTAAGGTTATGGTCGGTGATATGAGCGGTTATGAAGCTCGTTTGCGTTTTACGAATGGATGGTACAGAACTATTCGATATGAGCAAGCTCGCTTCAAGAAGAGTATGTACCAATTCGTTCCGTATTTTGCGCAGATCAAGAAAGCTAGCCACAAATCGTTCGCTGAAACTGTTGATTTCGTATGTAATAATATAAAGACTTTGATTTCGATGGGGTTCAGGGAAGCTAATCGAGTACGTACTGCTTTTGTCTATGACTCGTGCAGATTTATTGTTGACATAAAATCGAAGATGGTTGATTTCATCGGTTTTGCTGGAAGTAGATACATATCACTGGAAGGTAAAGAACCCTCCGGAGAGTCTGAAGAGTATGTTCAGAAAGCTAGAGCAAAATTCAGACAGTCCTTGGGTTATCTACAATTCTGCGTCCATAAAGGACAGAGTAGGTGGTATGTATATGAAGATGTCCAGAAATCTAAGAACAAATGGCTAAAGCACTCACCTGAGTTTATGTCCGAGATAAACCGAAGAGGTGCTAATTATATCAATCAATACAAGAAAGGGGTAGCTTAATGTTACAGACAAGACTCTATTTCGCAGGCAGTGCACCGAAAGCAGTCGACCAGTATGTCGTTTCGCAAGGCTGGAGCCGACTTTTCTCTCAGCTTAACGATAGGTCCCGAATCGAGAAATGGATGCAGTTCAAAGACGAAAATCCTGATTTGTGGCTGTTTATCGATTCAGGCGCTTTCAGTGCTTATACGAAAGGTGTTGATATCAATCTTGATGATTATATCAACTATATGAATACGAATGGCGATTACTTCAACGTCATGGTTCAGGTAGATACCATTCCTGGTAAGACAAGTGCGGAACAAGATGTCGAAATCTACTTGAAAGCACCGAAATTATGCTGGGATAATTTCTTGGATATGCGTTCCAAACTCAGACCTGAAATCCGTAGTCGCTTCATTCCAGTATATCACGAAGGTGAGGATTGGCAATGGCTGGATAATATGCTATCTTGGGTAGACCCAGAAACTCACGAACAGCTGAAGTATATCGGTATTGCACCTCATATGGAGCTTTCAAGCAACCACAGGCGTGATTTCGGTTTAGAGGTGTACCGTCATATCAAGAAACTCAATCCGGAAGTTAAGACTCACGCTTTCGGTATGACGGCTCTGGATGTTCTGAAATATGTTCCGTATACTTCTGTAGACTCAACAACCTGGTTGAAATCAGCAATCTACGGTGGTATATTAGTACCGAGAGGAAAGTCAGGAAAACTCTGTCTTGTGAATGTCGGTGAGAGAACCACGAACTCTCCAGACCACTTCTGCTATAAAGGTGCTGATACGAAGAAATTCTTGCTCAACTTGATTGAGTCGTATGGCTTTGATGTATCTGAACTCGCGACTCTGACTCCGAATCAGAATGTTCTTGAAGAACGTGAAGAGAACATCACAAATTCTATTGCACAGCGTCAGATGTTCAATGCTAAAGCTATGATGAAATATCTTGAGGATAACGATTTCATCGGTGCTGGTAAATCGACACGTCGACTGGTTGCTTCAGGGGGTGTAACTCGATGAACAGATTCTTCTATTTTCAGCTTTGTCTCGATAATTATGTCAGAGAGTGTGAGTTATCTCCGTTCAATGAATTGTGCTTGCTGTCAAATGTCCTTAGAAATAAGGACATTGGCACAATCACCCTCTACACTAATCGACCGTTCAAGTTCAAGACATTCACCAAGCTTTCTGAATATATCGAAATCAATCCAGTGAATTCTGAAATCTTATCTAAGGCTCTGGACGACCTCAAAGAAGCTAAGAAGAAGTACAAGCCTGCGCACTTGTCTGATATTCTCAGATTTACCTATTTGTATGAGTACGGCGGTGTCTATCTTGATACTGATATTCTGGTGCTGAAGTCGTTCCAGCCATTGCTTGGTATGCCGCATGATTTGATTCTTGCATCTGAGAGTAAGCAGAAAATCAACAATGGTTTGATTATTGCGAACAAACCAGGTGTAGAGTTATTCAAGAATGTGCTTCAGAACTATGAAGATGATTACCGCCCTGACCAGTGGATTTATAATTCTATGATTTACCTCAATGCGATGGTAAAGTGGAATTCAGGTGCTAACTCAATCAGAGTCTTAGAACCTGAGGCTGGATTTCATTACCCTAGACATGACCAGCTTGCTGAACTGTTCAAAAGTGTGGATTTCGGAAAAAGCACCTTTACTGAAAATTATTCTCATCATATCTGCGGCAGTATTGCTCCGAAAGGTCAGACAGTAAGAGCATATATTACCGACAGAATTCTATCTCCGCCGCTTTGCGATAAGCGGATATATCTGGATAATTTGATTGATAGTCTGCTCATTGAATATGAAGCACTGTGATAATCACATCGAGTAACTTCGTGATTGAGGTTCGAATGTGTTATAATAGATTTATAATAACGTAAAGATTGGATGTGATTAAGATGAACGCCGTTAGGGGCAGATCAGCCACTAATTACCTGTTCAATCTAGATTATGGTTAGCTGACACACCGTGAGACTCTTCCGTTAGTTGCGGCTTTTGCTCATGGTGTTAAAAGCTAATCTAAGATTGAAAAGGAGAAATATCAATAATGAAATCAAAAAGTGAAATCGGATACGAAAACGTGCGTAAAATGCCGATTATGTTCGCTATTCTTGCGTCAATCGGTGTTGGTAGCTATGTCGCTGTTACGCCACTTATGGTCAAGCAGATGTACATTGGAGAAGGAAGCATCATCAGTATGATTTTGATGCCAGTACTGGCATTTATCGGAGTCATCATTTCTGGTAAATTTCAGAGAGCGGGTTTACCGAAGTGGGTTGGTTGGATTACTGTCTTTCTGACAACAGCTGTCGGACTTACCTTCTGTGTCTTGGATGCTCTTGGTTACATTCCGTTACCCGGACCTAGAGCTTCTGTTTGCCAGAACGGTGATGTTCTATTCTTTATCTCCACATATGTATTATCCGATGTCTTTTCAGAAGTATTCGGTTACAAAGCTTCTAGAGTTTCAAATATGATTGCAGCTGCGTTCGCACTGCTGGTGTGCTTGGGTGGTAAAGCGTTGACTTATATACCGGCACCTGAAACAGCTGTCGATGCAGAAAGTACTTTCTTGTATGTATTCGGTGGTGCTTTCTATTCGACTATAGTCGGAAGCGTCGTATACTTTTTAGGCGACTGGGTTAATGATAAAGTGTTCGCTAAGATTCAGGATAGAGTATCAAGCGACTATTCATTTACCAGCTTCTCTGTCAGAGCTCTTGGCTCATCGTTCTGTGGGCGTTTAGTTGATATGTCGCTGTTTGCGTTACTTGTCCTCGTACCGTTTTCTAATCAGAGTTTCTGTGATACATTCGGTTTGATATGCTGGGATATGTCACCGGCACTCATCATCGGTAATGCTATCTTTACAACCTTGTTCCAGGTAACGGTGGAAATCGCTTGCACGCCTATTAGCTATCATATCTCTCAGAGTTTGCTCAAGAGAGCTGAAAAGATACACGTTCAGGTTTCTGTTGACAGTCAATGAATTGACACAACTTCGTGTTCACAAAAATCATATGTTATACTATAGGTACAATGTAAGTGGAAGCACTCAATGATGTTACGCTTATCGCTTACTTGTAATAGACCGGCACTGATGTTCATCAGTGACTAATCAATCGGGACTCATGTTCATGAGTTACCACACCTTTGAAAGGAGTTCTATTTATGGGACGTTATAATGCAAATGAAGCGAAAACAATGGAGTACCAAGGTGCTGATACCTTCCGCCTCCAGCCTGGTGCACACTCTAAGGTGGTTTTCTTGTACACTGACGAAACCAGCATCGACGGTTGGGCATGCCACAGACTTGAGAATGCATCTCATTACACCTTTACGGTCGACTGTGCACGTGGACCTAAAGACCCGATTGAGAAGTGCCCAGCGTGTGCTGATGGTGCTCAAGTGTATACGCGCGTTTTCGTGAGACTGCTTGAGGTTGATACTGGCAAGATTCTCATCTGGGATAAGCCTGCATCTTTCCGTAAGGAGCTCGCTGCGAAGATGAGATATTTCAACCCGCTTTACACGAAGGTGTTCGAGATTACCAGAAATGGTTCTGGGCTCAACACCAGATATGACATGCAGAGTCTCGAGGGTAACAGTGGTATCGACGAGAAGAAGTATACTGAGCTGCTTCAGAAGGCTGAGGAAGCGTGTGCGAATTATGTAAGACCTGCTGACAAGTATGAGGAAATCAAGCTCCGTTGTGCGCAGGGTGAAGCAGAGCAAGTACAGGTTAACGACAGCCAGCAGAACAGTTGGGGTCAGCCTCAGCAGGGTGGCTGGGGTCAGCCTCAGCAAGGTGGCTGGGGTCAGTCTTCACAGAACCAGCAAGGTGGCTGGGGACAGCAGCCTCAGAATCAGCAGGGTGGCTGGGGACAGCAGCCTCCGCAGGGTTCTAATCAGAATCAGCAGGGTTGGGAACAGCAGCCTCCGCAGGGTAATCCACAGTCTTCTGTACAGAATCAAGGTTGGGGTCAGCCTCAGCAGGGCGGCTGGGGTCAGCAGCCTCCGCAGAATAACCAGTAATAAGGTCGGGTTTGGTGCACAGCAATTCAGCTGCGCATCAGCTCGATAAATAAAGAAAGGACTTAACCGTATGAATTTCAAAACCGCAAATGTCAACGCCGCTATTTCGGCAGTATCTGAGGGTATCACACCCACATCTTATATCGTACTTTCAACCACAATCACACTCTGTGTTTCTGAAGGCAACCTGTACTTGGTTACAAATCCTGATGACAGCGAAGTGTGGTTCAGTGCTAAGGTAGGTTCTATTTCTGAACCGTTTACACCGGTAAGCGTTGATGGCGCACAGTTCATGAAAGCTATCGCATGCTGCGGTGAAACATGCAGCATCTCCAGAGTTGATGACTCACTTATTATCAACAACGGCAAGGGTGACCTTAAACTGCCGATTCTCGTTGATGATAACGGAAATGATGCTTTTCACCCATTTTTCACACCTTCCGGCACTGACGTCGTTGTCAAAAATCTTGACGAGCTTAAGATGGTAAGTGCAAATGCGTCTAAGACGATGGATTCCATCGCACTTCGTCACATCTATACCGATAACGACTGCTCGTTCACATCTGACGGTGTTAATATCAGCAAGGGTCCTGGTATCACTGGCATTCCAATGCTCATTACCGGTAGAATGCAGTCATTCTTCAACAAGCATGCAGACACTGTGATTAAGGATTCCGGTGATTATTTCTGGTTTGTTTCTGCTAATGACGGCTGCGAAGCACGTTTCACCAAGGCATTTCAGGATTTCATTGAACAGTTCCCTCTGGATGTCCTTCAGGGTGAGTTCCAGCAGGAGGTTGAGCATAGCGTTCTCATCGATATGGCTGCTTTCCGCAATTCTATGGGATTCCTTGGTGTTATCGCTGATGCCGCTGATGATTACGCTGTTACCATTGCTCAGGAAAACCCGAATGAACTCATTCTAAAGTGCAAACAGAGTGTGCAGAAGATTCCGTGCGAAAGTGTCGCCGGTTCTGGACCTTGGGAAGTCGCTGTTGATTGTACTGCTGCAAACAGTAAGTTCAATCAGTATGACGGCAAGGTTCAGCTCGATGTGTATGCCAGCCAGCTTGCATGCGTAGGTCCGGTAACCACATCTATCGGTTTGATTATCGATGACTGATAATCCCGGAAAACAATTCGAAGAGCTGACAAAAGAAAATTTCGAGCAGTTCGGTATCTGTTATGATAGAATTCACGACCAGGTATCCGGACTTCTTGGTTCTGATAATGTTTGCGATTTCGATGTGTATGATTATCCGCATTTGTTTTATATCGAATGTAAAGAAACCAAAGAAGTCAGATTTGACATGCTTCATAATATTCGCCAATACCAGTGGGTAAAGCTGCTTAAGAAAGACAAGTATCCAGGAGTTCGGGCTGGATATCTAATCTGGATGACTCATTACCATAGATTGTTCTGGGTTACGTCTTGCAAAGCTAAATATTATTATGAAGCTGGACACAAGACTTTATCTATCACAGACTTAGAGACTATCGGTGTTGAGATACCCGCACGCAAGGTCCGTGATAAGTGGAAATTTGCTAACATAATCGATTGTATCAAGAAATCAAGCAGCACAGGTTAAGCACTGTGCTGCTTTTTTGTTTCTGTCATTAGCACTCTACTCGTAATAATACATTATACATACCAAATAGAGTGATTTGTTGCTATCAGTAATCTAGAACTTCGTGTCGTTTTGGATTCTATGTTATAATTGAAATATAGTAAGATAGAAAGGAGATGATATGCGATGCAATATACGATATATCTAAGACGAACTCCAGAAAATAAGGTGTACATCGGTTGCACTTCAGTATCTTTGGAACGACGTCAAGTTCTTGGGTATGCTGGAACCCGGTTTCAAGAGGCTATAGATAAATTCGGTTGGGATTGTATCGTTTCTGAAATACTCGCTACTACTTCTGATTTAGCTGAAGCTAAAACCCTTGAATCGAAATATATCGAGCAGTATCAAGCCACAAACCCAGATTTTGGCTATAATACCATCGACAGCGGGTATTCTATGACTCCTAGACGCATAGAGCAATTAAAGCAATCAACGCATAATTATTGGGAGCAAGACGAATACCGAGAGAAGAGTTTGGCTGTTAGACATTCAGATGAATATAAGCAAGCGGTATCTAGAGGAATTCGAAGAAAATGGAAGAATGCAGATTATCGTAAGCGAGTATCTGAATCCATGCGCCTTCGATTAGCCAACCCAGAAGAACGAGCTAAGCGGGTTGTTAGATTGACCAAGGTGTGGTCAAACCCAGAAAAGCGTGCGGCACATTCAAAATTGATGCGTGAAGTTATGCGTAGACCTGATGTGCATGCGAATCTAGTTGCGTCTAGAAAAAAGATTGATTGGTATTCTGAAGCTATGAAAGCTGGTAGGAAAGCGTGCGGTGATGCTAACAGAGGTCGTATATCCATTCATAGAACTATTGAAGGACATATAGAAAATAAGAGAGTGGAACCATCAGATTTAGACGCCGCTTTGGCTGCTGGTTGGGAACTTGGTTGGGTCACTGCTGGTCCTGGTATTGCAATATCTAAGTTCGAATGCGATAAGTTGATAAAAGCCAGATGTAAGTCAGATGAGCTGAATATCAAATTAGAACAAGGTTGGAAGAGAGGTTGGAAAGGCTGATGCGAAATTTAGCTGCAACATATAGACCTACCCGTCTTGATGATGTTGTAGGTCAAGAACAAGTGAAACGAGTTCTCAGAACTCATTTATCAAGCAAACCGAAATCAGGATACCTGTTTGTAGGGTCTGCAGGTACCGGCAAAACAACTTGTGCACGAATCTTTGCCAATGAACTGAACAACGGCAAACGAAATATTATCGAAATCAATGCTGCTGACAATACTGGTGTGGATGGTGTCCGTCAGATTATCTCGGATGCTAGACATCGCCCTATCGGCACACCGTATAAGATTTACATCTTAGACGAGTGTCATATGCTGACAGTACAAGCTTGGAATGCTCTTCTTAAACTCGTTGAAGAACCGCCTGAAACGGTCGTACTGCTTCTGTGTACGACAGACCCTCGAAAAATCCCCAACACGATTACGTCAAGAGTACTCCGTCTTGATTTTTCTCGAATTGAAGTGGAACAAGTTACTGACCGTCTGCTGTGGATTCTTCAGCAAGAAAACGTCACAGGTGTTGATAGAGAACCTATTCATTATATCGCACAGCTGGCAAACGGAGGTATGCGTGATGCCATCACAATGATGGACAAGGTTCTTGGATATGGTGTTGATATCACATTCGACATTGTCAATTCTGCACTCGGATTGGTCGGATTTAACATATCGATATCACTCTTGGACAGCTTTTTCAATAAAGATGCAAAGAGTGTTCTGGAGATTCTGGAACGTATCAATCGTGATGGTATCGATTTCAAGATGTGGGTACAGGATTTTCGTAGATTCACCTTACAAGCTGTTCAGGTTCAACTCCAGGTTGATTCAAGTCTTATTGCTCTTCCAAAAGATGTCGTTGATACTATCGACAAATATCCGAAAGACGGTCGCATTTTCAACGCATTGTTCGTTCTTGATTCACTTGTCAATAAGATTCTCATGGAACCTGACCCGTACACGCTGGTAAAGATAGCGTTTCTTAGAATTGTAGGTGCATTCTGATGGATTTTGTAGGACAGGTACAGCTTATCGATAAGCTGCGAAGACAAGATGCGAGGTCTGTTCTTATTCAAGGACCTCCACATTTCGGTAAAAAGACTTTGCTTAGGTTTTTCTGCGCAAAGCAAGGGTATACTGTATATGAAGTCAGCGGTAATGCGAATACGTTCAGACAATCGCTGGAATTTATGCAGACACAGGTAGCACCTATGGTCTATATCATACCAGATGTGGATACACTTCATGTGACAGTTCAGAATATGCTATTGAAAGTTCTAGAGGAACCGCCGATGAAATCAAAGTTCTATTTGACAGCTAGCAATGGAGTACTACCTACGATTAAATCCAGGTGTGTCACTTATATGTGCGAGCCCTACTCAACCTTGGATATTCAGCAGGTAACTCAGATGGTGTATCCATTTAGAACAATAGACAGTCCAGGGCGTTTGCAGATACTCATAGATAATGGGTATAGTGACAAAGAATGCAGTGAGGATTTTAAGAAATTGCTGGATTTGTTTCAACAGATTAAAGACGGATTAAACGGGTCGATTTCTCCTGTATTAGTCAAAGGTAATGAGATTGGTAAGCTGATGAAAAATCGTGATTACTTCCTCGCTTATCTGCTGTCAAAAGAATTCTTTAGTAAAGAAGATGGTGTGCCTTGGAGCTGCTTCTCTGAATTATCTGAGCATTACAATACACTTGATAGATATCAATTCCTTGCTTTTCTGATGTCATTATGGAAGGAGGTTCAACTATCATGAATATTCCTGAATTTATTGCTGAGCTTGCGAATAAGCCTACCTATTTCATAATCATGGCTAATGATTCTGATTTGCGTCGGTTATACATCAATCGATTTTGTGCAGCTCATAATGCAAAACCTAGATTCGTAGAAAAAATCGAATTCAAGAATAAGTCACGTTCACTTATTAAGAATGAGGTGATGGTTCTGACGGATTTTGAAGGTATTCTTGAAAAACCAAAATCAGAATATCGTACAACAGACAAAACAGTCTTGTTCGTATTTACCAAAATCAAGAAAGTCAAAGAAGAAACGCTGGCTTTTTATCACGATAGAGTGCTTACTATTGCCGATTTGACGGAACAACAAGCTGATAACATCTTGGAGAAGAATGGATTAGATGATGCTGTAGTAAGATTTCTCAATGAAAACGCTCCGAATCCGAGTTGTATTCGACTCTGGGGTCTGCAGACAATCGATTTAGCGCAGTCTCTAGGTATGCCTCAGAAAGAGTGCTTTGATATCTATTTCAAACCGTATTTGAAGACAGATATTGACGAAGAGCCTACTCCATTTTTGAATGCTATTTTGGACAGCGATTATTCGTTCGTTTTTGAATATCTGGAGTCTCAGAGAGGAAATGAATTCTGGGTATATGCTGCACTGTTTCGATGGATTGAACAGTTAATCAGATTCGTAACTTGCAATCGAGACTATTGGAATACAGGCGGGTTGGTTAAAGCAGTCTACAGCAATTTCCAGAATAGAGGGTTGGAGCACATGCCAGCAGTAGAATGGATAAATCTGTACCATCTGGGTCTAGCTGCCCGGGAACGTATAAAACTCACAGAAAGAGACGCTATGTCTGGATTGGAGATTTTCGTATGTACCATTATAAACAAGCTGGTAAAGAACGGGATAATAAAACCGGTTACTGTCGCTATTGCGGAAGACCGTTGAAAGAGTGTGGTTCACTCAATCAAGAATGTGGACCTATCTGTCTTAGAAAATATCATAGGTCCAAAGTCAGAATGCTGAACTTGGATAGAAAGGAGGTTCACGATGGACTTGAACGAGGAGAAGACGTTTCAGATAAATAATATTGTATATGTACTCGGCTCTCCGGTTATACCAGTAGAGACACTGGAACAACTTGCCTACTCATTATCACAGCAGGATGCTGGTAATCGTCCTATCGTGATTATTAACCCACAAGCGAATACAGTTCCAGATTTTGATAAGATGCTGGAGAATTATATCGAAAACTATACTGCAGGAAAGCAGCGACAGAATATAACTACGTCATACGCTTTCGAACTGTCATCAGATGAAGAAATAGCGTCACTTGTGAAACAGCAGTTTCAGGATATTCAGTCACCTGATGCTCAGCAGCAGATTTCTATATATCAGACAATCAGACGTCAAAGTCAGATTAAGCATAGTCTTGCGAATTATCAAGAAGAAGCTTCTGAGCTATGGCGTCAGCATTGTATAAATCCGAATGCCACCGAAGGTAGTGAAAGATATGCTGAATTGGTGTATCAATTGATGCCGCAAGCTGAACAAGAATTAAAGCAGGTTTCTGAGTTGCTATCAAATCTGAACTCAGGTACCAAAACCCAGTGTCGTTTTCAACAATCTGTTGAAAACTATGTTGAAACTGCTACGGAACAAGAAGTGCAGTCAGAGCTTAAAGAAGAAGTACCACCAAATCCAGAACTAGTTGCTGAATCAGTTCAGAATTCACAGAACGAACAAGAATCTGTGCTTCAATCTCAAGTAGATTCTACGAATCTGGAATTGAAGTTTACGGATACATGCTTGTGCGATGCTTGGAGAGATGCAGCTGTAAAACAGATGCCTGAAAACGCAGCACGAAATATGTCTCAGTCAATTAATTATCAGAAATTTCAAGTACAGCAATCAATCGACGTCCCTGGGTACAAGACGGTGGAGCTCTGGGTGCTTTGTCAGTTGGGTATTTCGTTATATCCAGATGGAATACCGATTGTATATACAGTGGATGGTAAGTTTCGAAGGGTCGGTAATTCAGATAGAAGTGTCTTGGATACAAACTACTGGTTCCCTCGACCTATCTTCGAGAACTACTTTGATGCTATGTTATAATTGAAGTATAGATAAAGATAAGGAGGTAATGGTATGTCTACTCAAGCTATGCGAAATAGCTATATGTCTTACGCGATTGAGAAGCTTCCGAAGAATTCGCAACTTGTTCAAGCAGTTGAGGAGTACCTCAAAATGCGTCTGCATAAAAATTCACATCTAAGTCAGAGTGAATGGAATGGGTGTATAGATGAGCTCTTGTCCATGGTTGAAATCCCTGATTCCAATGCAAGAAATACTCGAGTACGTAGGCTGACCGGCAAGGAGCCAGTCACTGTTGAAGAATTGATTTATCTGTTCAACACAGCGACAGCTCGTAGGTATAATCATATCTATTTCACCCAGCAGCAAGACAGAATGTATGCTAATATGTCTTACTACCAAGACCCATATTGGCATGACCTTAAACAGAATGATGATACAAGAAAAATATTAGAGGAGGAACTCGGAAATGGAACAGCTGGATGTGATGCCGACACTGATTCGAAGAGCTGAATTGAGCGACGGACTTACTCATATCAACCCTGAGTATGTTAAACCAGGAATTCAGAATATCTGTGAGCATATCAATGAGTTCGGTAGTGGTGTGATCTTTCTCTACGGACTCAAGAAGGGTAAGAGTTCAAATGCTGCGGCTTTAATGCTCTCGTATTTCAACACTCGTCGCTATATCATGAAGACTGACGATGTAGGGCTCTGGGTATCAGTTCATCAGATGTGTTACCAGAACAGAACGGTCGACCGTTATAATCGTGACTATGAGCTTCAAGATATGATTCGTAGAGCGACGAAAGCTGACTTTTTAGTTCTTGACGGAATGTTTCCTTATATCACTCAGAATGATGATTTGCTACTTCAAGCAATCTATGATGCTCGCCAGCATAAATCAGGAATAACGGTTGTAACGACATCGATTACTAATCCGCTTGATTGTGCTGGTAGTATTATGTACCGCTTAGCTCGTGATGCTAGATACAAGGAGGAATTCAAATGATGACAAATGGACAGGAGACAGCGTACTCCTACATTATGGACTGGTACAAGAACAGAAGCAGTCTTGTGTATCGATTGGGCGGTCCGGCAGGTAGTGGCAAGAGTTGGTTAATTCGACTTATTGCTGAAGCTGTTGGACGCGACAAGTGCTTGCTTATGACACCTACAGGCAAAGCGTCAAATAATCTCATCAAGTCGGGTTTAGAATCGCATACGATTCATTCTCAGATTTATCGTGTAAAGCGCAATTCTGAGGAGCCGGAAGATGGTGGTGCTGCAGATTCTGTAGAATCTCTGATGCAGTATCTGACAAGAGATGATACAGAATATGATACTGAATCGGCAGGTTTTATCTTGAAAGAGCCTGGTAGTTTCGACCAGTTTTCATTGTTCATTATCGATGAAGGCAGCATGGTGGGTGAGAAGCTTTTGGGTGACATCTTGTCATTCGGTGTACCGACGTTGCTGGTCGGTGATCCAAATCAGTTGCCGCCAGTAGAAGATAAATCAGTTTTCACGAAATGCGATTATTATCTGGACGAAATTGTAAGGCAAGCACAGGGTTCCCCTATTATCTGGCTGTCGCAGCAGATTTTACAAGGTAACATCGCAACAGGTTCGTTCGGTACAAGTCAAGTAAGAAAAGCAGGACCTACAGACGAAGAGCTCCGTTTCGCAGATCAGGTATTGACAGATACGAATATCAGCAGGACTGACTTGAACAGTCGCATGCGTCCTTTGTATCTTGAAGGTAGAGCCCTGTTATCGCTGTTTAGTCAAGGTGATAAGATTATCTGTAGAACGAATACCAACTTATTTTCATCGGAAGGATTTGCTCTGACAAATGGAGCTCAAGGTACTATCAAGACAATCAAGCATATAGTCAGAAAAGGACAGATTATCGACCTCGTAATGTCGACGGCAGATTTAGGTGAATTCCGATTTGTCGGTACGAACGTTCCTCAGAAATTTCCAGCAGCCGTGCGACCTCCAAAAATCGAATATGGTTATGCTTTGACAGTACATTTGAGCCAAGGTTCTGAGTGGGATAATGTCATTTTCAGAGCTACTCGACGTATTTCCAAGTCGAGTCTTTATACTGCGGTTACTCGAGCTAAGCAGTCGGTTCTTGTAACTCTAGAAACGTGACTGCAAACAAGCAGTCTATTTGGTATGTATAATGTATTATATTAGATAGACTGCTTACACGCTATCATATAAAAATCAGGAGGAATATTATGACAGTAGGTCAGCAGATTATTATCAATATTGTGATGGATAATCCTCGAATCTATGTATTCGAAAGAGAGGATATCTTCAATTATAAGTACTTCGGTACAGATTATAAATATCTGGATTTCGTTCTGAACACCTTCTATAAGAATAATGTCGTCACGCTCGGTGAGCTTCTGGCAAAATTTCCTGATTTCCCAGCTGGTGATTTGAAGGAAGTATCTCAGGATATGGATTTCTTGGTGTATCAGATAAAAGAAGGGTATGTGTACTCTCAGCTTTCTCAAGCAATCGCGGAAGGTCAATCAAAGTTTCCGAATGACGGTATTCAGCTGCTTGGTTATCTTGAGGATAAGATTGATATTCTTAGAAATCTGATACCGACACACGCAGATTATGATGCTCTAGAACACGCAAAGGAGCGTCAAGAAAAGTACCTTAAGACTTCGAACGACCCGAATGCTTTTATACCGACAGGTTTCAAAGAAATCGATGCAATAATCGGCGGTTGGAGTCGAAGTGGCGAACTCGCATCCTGGCTTGCTCGTATGGGTATGGGTAAGACTTGGTTACTTATCTATTCTTGTGTAACAGCATGGCAAGCCGGATTTCGATGCGGATTTGTCAGTGTCGAAATGGGTAAGGACGATATCGGATATCGTATGGATACGCTTATGTCCGGCTTATCTAATTCAGCATTGCGTAGAGGTGATGCTGTGGATATGAATGTGTACAACAACTATATCAAGTCACTGGAAGGTAAGACAGGCATTCTTGTGAGAAGTAAGAAAGATTTCAAAGGACATATCACACCGTCTAAAATCAGAAACTGGATAGAAACCCAACATCTTGATGCTGTATTCTTGGATGGTATCAGCTATATCGAAAATGAACGTATCAATGCTGGTAGTAAATCAGAACCATCCAGCATTACAGACGTAGCTGAAGATTTGATGTCTGTTAGTACCGATACTCATTGCCCGATTATCTTGACACATCAAGCAAACCGTTCTGGTGCAGATAGGTCACAGAATCCAAGTCTTGAATCTGCACGTGGTTCTGATGGTGTCAATATCAATGCTTCATTCGTTGCTTCAATCGCTTATCCAGAAGACTCCCATAAGGTTCTTTGTCTGGAGGTTCTGAAATGTCGCTATGGACTCACGGGTACGAAATTCAACTATAATTGGGACCCGGATAGAGGGTATATGGAATCTCGTGGTGAGGTCAATAATTCTGGAGGAGCATTCTATGGTTAATGGTCAGCAGGTTGATTTGAGGTCGATAGATGTCGATGGTGTGTTTGAGTGCCTCCGGAATTCAACATCATTTTTCAGGACTGTTAAGCAATCTGGAGATGACATCGTGACGGAATGTCCATTTCATAGTGGTGGTATGGAAAAACACCCATCATTCGGTATTTGCAATAATCGTCAGAATCCAAGTTATGGTATCTGTCATTGCTTTGCTTGCGGTGAGAGCCATTCTATACTTCAGCTCATCAATTTCATTTCAGGTCGTGAATTCAATGACCCATATGCGGTGCAATTCGTACAATCTATTTCGGATATCGCATTCTTAGATATAAGAGGAGAAATTAAGATTGAACCAAGAACTCCGATGGAGGTATCTGTTACACCAGTAGAGCTATTATCATATCAGACACAGCACGTCGATTACCTAGATAAACGAAACATCAAGCCGATAATTCAGACAGTATTTCAGACTGGGTTTGATATGGTGACGAATTCAGTTACATTCCCGGTCAAGGAGAGAAATGGAGTAGTGAATTTCGTAGTTCGTCGACGTATCGATATGAAGTGGTATAATTATCCCGCAGGTGTTACCAAACCGATATATGGGTTGTATGAGTTTTCTAAGATATTTCCAGAATCCAGGTCAGTTATTTTAGTTGAATCTGTAATAAATGCTCTGACTCTTTGGGGTTACGGGCTTCCTGCTGTAGCACTTCTCGGAACTGGTTCTATGAGTCAGATAGCGTTATTGAATTCGTTAGATTTGCGACACTATGTTCTGTGTTTCGATGGCGATAAAGCAGGTATGCAAGCAACAGCGAAATTTCAGAAGAAGTTAAAAGCAAGCACCTCAGTAGTACCAATGCCTCCAGGTTATGATGTCAATGATTTAGATGAAATATCAATGCGAATATTATATCAGCTTCGGCATTAACCGTTGACACGACCTCTTATTATGAACAAAGAGGTGATACTATGAAATACTATCTTGCGACTTCAGGTAAGAAATGCTGCTGCGATTGTACCTGGAGGTTGAAACTCGCTCAGAATGAAGACGGTTATGACCTTATTCAAATCAAAAGAGGTTACCAGAGAGACATCAGGGGTATGAAGCTACAACCAGGTGAACCGGCTATCGTATTCGATACTGGAGCTTTCTATATCGGAAGTTCAGATGGAACTCCGCTGTTGATAAATAATTCGAGTGTCGGTGCTGATAGCTCGGTGCTCATCGTTATCAATTCCCAGCTAAGTACAGGTTTGGTTGTCATTCCTTATGACAATATGTATGCTCCAGATGGTACTCATCCAACAGACGGCGATATATCTCTTTATAGTACGGTTCTTGTCTGTGACAATGACGGGCAACCTTTAGGTATTGCTTCTGTTCAGAATTGGTCGTATTCAGCTACAGAAGCTCAGCTGTATTATACGGCTTTTTCTGATGCAGCTACGAATTTGGTTCCATTCACCGATGCTGACTTGGACGCAATCATAGCTCACGCAGAGGCGCAAGTCGGATAAACTTCGAGATAATTACCGTCGAAATGTTATAATAGACATATAATAAAGTAAGATTGGGAGGCTGTTATAATGTTCGGTTGGTATAAAACAGCATATAAAAAATTATCCGAAGAGCAGCGACAGAAACTTTCTGATGAATGTCATTACATTTGTCATAATATTCACAATCCGAATTTGAAACGCATTGTGTTCATGAAAATGCGTGAGTTGCTGAATACTTACGAGTTCCTCGCTGCAGATGCAGATAGAATGCTTACAGAGGTAGAAGATATTGGAATAGAGCAGTATGTCGGTTCTAACACTGAAGCACTTCTGGGTATTTTTCATCAGTTCGTGATGAAAAATCGTAAGGTCGCTCCTGATGAAAATCAGCCTATCGCTGACATGGAGAATTCGACAGTTCCTACTCAGATTCAAGCACCTACTATCACAAGACGATATTCTGTAGAGTGGGTTGACATCAGCGAGGAAATCTATTTCGTAATTCGTCGTAACACTTCATTTGTCTTGGCTCGCCTCATTCGTGAAAATGATGCTAAGAGGGTGTTCCGCATTTATAAGAACGGAACTGTCGTTACGAAGTCGGTTATTATGGAGAAGTGTGATAACAATGCGATTGCGGTGTTGAAGGAACACATCGACCAAGCTCGAATGCAAGTAGTACTCGATAGGGTACTCGAAAGCCAGTTCAAAGAATGGAACGAACAGATTGCTAGACTCAAGAGCAAGAATATCGTATCAGCTCAAGGTGTAGTTATCGGTTATCATTATTACCAGGGAATCAATGTATGCGCTGTCAAATCGGAAGATGAAAACGGATATCACTTGGCAATCTATGATAAGGACGATAATTGTATCAATAATGACTGGTATCTTGAGAAGACGGCTAAGAAACAGATTATATCCATTATTCGTTAAGATGATTCTTAAGCACTCTATTATGTTACATACATTATACATACCAAAAGAACTGCTTGGTAGCAGTCAATAATTGAAAGGAGTGAATATCTTGAAAAAGACATATAACCTTGGAAGGGCTGTTGGCTGGAGCAATTACGAGGAATTCTTGAAAGAGAATCCAACCGTTGACTCCTCAAAAGTGACTCGATACATTTACGAGACTCTTGTAACTTATGGCGTTACTCGCATTGTCACTCTGCCTGCTGATAGAAACCTGTGGTATGAGCACCCGGCTAAAGATAATGAAAAGCCTACATTCTACACAACCACTATTCGAGTACCGGGAGCGTCTTGGGGTGCCGTTCCTATTGTAGGTATCAATTATGATACTTATATCGATAAGTTTTATGACGGTGGTACTGGTAAGTACGGTGATGCTAAACCAGAAGAAGCTTTCGATAAGCAGGCTTTAGAGAAAGCGGTAGGTAATATCTTTACTTGCTATATATCAGATGCGAACGGTGTACGAGCTACATCCTCTGTATCCGAGTCTGGTTACATTACCTTTGCTGCTTATCCGGACATTCTTGATTTTATGGACGAAATGACAGCTTATAACGCTGATTTCGGCGGTATGCAGCTGATTGTGCGTGGACTCAGTCTACAAGATTTAGACGTATCCACGCTGTATTTCGGACCTCAAGGATTTATATTTGCTGGTAATGGTCTCGTTGAAGATTGCTGGCACAAGACTGTCGACATTTCTGGATTGTCTTTGTCAGCATCTGGGTATCTTTGGTTAGATGTAGGCGGATTTGCTGGAGGCACTGCTGGTGCTGATTTTCGTAGGTTAGTGAATCCGGGTGGTGATGTCTTAGTTACTACTACCGGTTACTTGGACCTTAACTGGGTGCTAGGTACTGGGAATTATAATGGGGGTTCTGTATATGCATTTACGTATGAAGAAGTAAAGTCATTTCAGAGTAATCTTTCGAATACTCAAGTGCACACGGAATCTGCTGACATTATACCAGAAAAACAGAAGGACGATTATTATTACTTGCTTGCAGGTTCAGGTACATATACGGATTATCCCAGCGCTGCTTTTCCGATGTATGTATTTCCAGTTGCTAAAGCTGACGGTAAATTGTCAAAAGGGGATTATTCTGGTGTCGGCATATATTTTGAAAACAAATTCAAGATACCCTTCGACGTCACTCTTAACGAAGCGGCTAATAAAGAAAGCAAGGATGCTGTTCTATATTTCAAGGATAAGGTTACTGCAGAATATTATGGAACATATTGGGGTGTCGATAGCAACCCAAAGTCGACTGCAGCTGGATATTCAGGTCAAAATATAGTGGGTTCTTTTTCACAATCCGATGAAGATGGATTATTTGCTGATACTACTTTCCATGACGAGGGTCGCGATTCATGGTTTATCGCACATAATTCGAGTATTGAGAAAGGTGGTGTCTATCTGATAAAGCATCAGATAGGTGATAATGCTATCAGAAATGGTGTTTATCTTTGCACATCGTCTGCATCTCACGATGGTACATCTGGTTCTGTGTTAAATAGAATTGGAGCTTATCTGCCTACAGATAAACCTGACTGGATTACTCAGAACAAGTGGTGGGATGCCGGAAAGCGATATCTAGACAACATCGCAAGCAGTTCTGAACATGCGACTATAGATAACTCAGGTGTATTGCGCGTAAAAGCAGCAGCAAGTGACGTCGGAAATAGGGTTTATCCAAATGAGGTAGTGTATACGAAAGAAGGAGATGCTCTGTCAGTCCTACAGACTATTGCTAACAATCAACCAGCTCTGATTTTACAGGTAGACTCTTGTCGAAGTAAAATCAACGTATCAGGTGGCATTGCTGACGCGTCTACCAAGATGTCTTCCATCATAAGAGTTAATCTGACTAATTTCAGAACAGCTATAACCGAAGCACAATCTTATGAATATCAGAATGGTTCTGAGGTTATTTCAAGTACTTTCACTCCATCAAGTGATGTTGGTTTAAGAACAATTCTTAGAGTAAAGCACGATACGGCAGACATCTATGGCTGCGGTAAAACCTATTTCTATTATATTATCAAGATGAACTCGACGTATATTTATCTAGCGTCTGCTGAAGTTTTCACAGCTGCACCACAGATGTCAGTAGCTTGTGGATTAGTAGGTAAGTATAACCCAGCTGTTCCAAGGTACAAGCAGTATAATTCTGAAAGTCCTGATAGCTGGACATACAATATGAAAACAGCTTTGTCACATATTTCTGCAAGAGAGTTCTTTTCTGATTTCGGATTTAATATCGATGACTACGTTGATGCTGCATTTAGAAGTGTATCACTCGGTAAGTTTTTTCAAGAATGTGTTATTCGTAGCACGCTGACAAAACCACCTACTCAGTCTACTTTGCTAGATTCTACATTATCAGCACGTTATAACTTTTATTCTCGAGATGATTTACATTACGACGACGGCGCAGCTATATTCCCGAAACCTACAGAATCCAATCCTATTTCATCTTCTGTAACTATATCCGCAGATGGTTCTGGAGACTTCTTCGCTACAGCTTACTACACGGCTATTGCTTCTGATGGTAGTACGATGAACTTGAACGATTCAGAAAAGCCAATCTGGGCTACAATAGCACAATCGAGATTCGGAAACCAGGTAACCAGCGTTTCCTTGGTCGATGGCGAAGGCAGTTTGCTTGAATTCGCTGGTGGTCTTGGCACTATTGAAGCTGATAAAATCACCTGGTTGGATTTATTGGTAGGACTTGGTTCTGGTCAAGCAGTAGATTTATTGCACGGTATGATGGTACGTCGCACAGCTTCAGATTGTAATTACCTGATTACTGCTGACGGTACTAAACTCTACATCTCGAAAACAGAGCCGAAGCCAGGACCTGGAGAGACAATAGAAGATGGTTCGATTGGAATAGGGTGGTGATTTAGATGGCAGCTGAAATGCTTTGGGAGTTCGGTATATATAAGAATGGCAATTTTACAGCTGGTGCTAACGCTCATTGGTTTATGGACCATTACTGGACAGAATCTGGTTATAACGGTGAAAGACCATGTATAGCAGTGACTAATCCTGAAAACTCACCTTCTATCTTGAAATCTTTTCAATTTTCTCTCATAAATGGTAGTTCGAACGGACAATCATTCACGTCAAGTAGCGGGAACTCGTATGCTACGTCTGCTTCTATAGCAACTATCACTGCTAATATAGGTTCTGTATCAAGCAATTCGGTACAGGTAGATTCAGCTAACGGTCATTTTCATTACAATAGCAGTCCTGGTCAATCGTATTGGGGGTCTAGACCTACGAATGCGAGTGGTACTGTTGATAAACCTGATGCTGCTACAGACGGAGAACCTATTTTCTATACATTCGATTTCAATACTGGCATTTCGATACCAGCTAATGGTATTGTCTATATCTTATTCAAAGCTACCTGGAATACAGCCGGTACACATCTGATTCAAATATACCCAACCAAGAGTATCGTAATACCGGTATATCACTCAGTTATCTGGAAACCGAATGGCGGGAATTGGTCAGGCTCTTCTGCAGATATTGTTCAGCAAGTGGAGTTCGGCAAGTCAGCTAATAAGCCTTCAGACCCCACTCGGACGGCTTATAAATTTACCGGTTGGAGTCCGAATAACACTGCGTATACGAATGTTACTTCCGATTTGGTTTATACCGCGCAATGGCAAGTTAAATCAGGCAAAGTCACTTTCTATAGGAATTATTCTGATTCTGATATAGAAGTAGTAAGCGGAGGCGAAATATTGGATGTGGATTATAGCACGTCGACCTTAGGTTCTATCAAACCAGTTAATCCAACCAGGCCTGGCATGTATATATTCAAGGGTTGGTCATTAAGTCGACATGGGAATCTAGAACAAGATTCTAAGCTGCTCTGGGATGAGGCGGGCGATAAAGCTATTGATACTTTCTACGCGATATGGGAAAAAATCTATACCGTCTGGGTGAGAGAGAACGGAGTTTGGGTTAAGAAGCTCAATATTCGAAGGTATAATGCTGCTACCAAGAAATGGGATGAAATGTCACCAAATCAGAGAACAAATGATAGCTGGGATGATAAGCTATAATCAATCATGAAAGTATTATGCTACCTAATAGAATAATTTCATTATAATCAGATAAGGAGGAAGCAATGAGTAAAGAAGAAAATCTACGCTTGTTGCAAGAGTATTCGAAAACTCGAGATATTGAAATTCGAAATAAGATACTCGAACATAATTACAATCTGATACCTTATGCCATCAAATATTATTACTCAGAAGACAGCCGATTAACACCAGCTGTCAGAGAGGATATGATGGGTGCTGGGGTTATTGGGTTGATAACAGCAATAGAACGATTCGATGCTACGAAATATTCCGTTCTCAGCACGTATGCGATTCCATACATTCGTGAGGCAATTAGTCATATGTTATCTGAGGAATATACATTCTCGCAAATGGAGCGAGAAACCGAAAACGATGATAAGCATCTATCTTTTGAAGAACAGATTGAAGATACATATCAGAAATCTGAAATTCAAGAGGAATTAAGCGATGCTTACTCGCAACTTCTTACTGAATCTGAACGGGAGTGTCTTGATATGATTTATCGAGTTTGCGATGAACCCGCTTGGAGTATAAACGAAATCGCCAAGCAACTCGGTATGACTGCGAAAGAGGTCAAGGAGAGTTATTATCGAGGTTTGGTGAAAATCAATCAACCATGGGTACGTTGGTACCTAGAAAAACTAAAAGGAGAGTGTCAAAATGATACGAATTAAGTTAGATTTGCCAGAGGCGACTATCGATTACAACTCGCATGGTATCCTTACCAGTGTACCTGTACCTTACGCTCCAGATACTATTAAGCATCTTGGAATGCGTTTGAAGATTACTGGTTATGTCGATGATATGACCTTCTTTGCATTCAAGATGGAATCCCCAGATAAGCAGCTTAACACTGGAGAGCAGCTTACTCTCATTCGTGCTCTCGGATTTAAGACAGTTCCTTTCATCATGGACGAGAGAACAGCTGGCGATACTCTTATCTCGACCAAAGAGAAGTTCAAGAAGTATAATCCAGAATGGATTTATGCAAAGACGGGCAAGGTTCTCAGCACTCCGGAAATCGTCAACATCATCAGCTGTAAGTGGGATTTAGTCAATAAAGGACTTACCCTCCAGGTTACCACAGATAAGGGTGTATTTCCTATCGTTGATATGCGTTACATCGAATTCTTCCAGCCTCATGGCAAAGCTAAGCTGTCTGATGACAAGCTGCTTCCGTATATGACTACACCAGTCACTCTTCCGATTCCAGATAAGTGCCCGAAATGTAACAACCCGTTAAAGCGCATTCAGCCTTATCCTGACCTTCCGCTGTTTTTCAGATGCACATCCAAGTTCTGTACTCAGCTTGTTATGGATGAACCGAACACGAAAGTGGAACCAGAACAGGAGGTAGAAGTCGATGAAAGCTCCTTTCGTTCACAGAATGAATCAGAAGTTTCTGAACAGCCGACTGTTAAAGAATCTGTTCTCTCTGAAGTTCTGACTACGAGTACTCCGGAGGTTGTCACTGCAGAATCGGAATCTTCCGGAACTGGTGAAGTCAGGGCAGAAGAAACCACTGATACTCTTACGCACGGTAACACTCCTACAACAACTATAAACGACAATATTTGTCTTGTAGATGTCAAGTGTGAATCTGCGGATGTTCAAGCACTTATCGAAGCAGGCAAGATTTCCGTTACTGATGATGTGACCAAAGCCAGATTCTTGCTAGTTAAAAATCGACGCTCTGTGTCTCACTATATCAGAGATGCTGCTAAGGAGCACGGACTCGAAATGAAGCCTATCTCCGATTTTCAGTAAAGGAGTGAGAGATAATGAATGAAAAGTTCCCAATCGAAAAAGCTGCAGATTATTCTGCGCGAATTCAAGCAGGTTTAACTCATACTTTGAAGTACATCACAGCTGAGGAGGTTTATACTGAGTTTAATAAGCGTTGTGCTAACGGAATGCAGTATACGACATTTCCGAATGAGATTACCGATACTGAAATCGCAAAGCTAACGGCTAAGGGTTTCGTCGTCACTAAAAATACGGTTCACTCTAAGCACAGAGATGGTGCTCCTGACCTTTATATCGGTTTCCAGGTAGCCCTTTCTGCGGATGCGGCTGCGGGACATCGTCCTATGCAAATTTCTGAACAGGAGACTAACGGCTTCGGTGAATCTCCGAGCGGCAACTAATCAATAAGGAGGTTAGATAGCAATGGTGGATGATAAACTCTATTCTTTATATGGACAAGACGATGAAATCATCTACCAGTATTCACCTGTCAACTGCTATATCACGCCTTATAGTTCCGACAAACAAGGCGGTGAACTAATAACCGAATTCAACCAAAGAGCTGCTATCAACCTGCTACTCCATCGCAATCAATCATTGGTGGATTATGCAGGTATAGTAGCGCAAGCGGTTAATGAATTCGCAGGTACAGAGGTTGAACTTGACCAGACAACAGGTGAAACTGGTTATCAAGGTCCTGGATTAAATTCATTTCTTGATACTACGATTCATACACCTTCCAATTGGGTTGTAGAAACGTATGCTACTGGTGCAAAAAGCATGGATGACTTTAAGCTATCTATTCCTACAGCTACTTCAGGTAGTGCGTACCTGTCTGTATCTGCCGGTAGAGCACTTGTTTATGGGTACTATATCGAGGCAATTTCTGAGATTCTCATAGATACCTCAGATGCAATCGAATCTAGTGAAATCACACAGATTATTCATAATGATGGACAAAATCCATCAAATCCGTGTATGACTAAATTCGTCAAGCTAGCTGTGATGTACACTCAGAGTCCGAATGCAAGACATGATGAGCGTCTTGTGCCACCAAGCAACGGCGCTTATCTTGGTGCAGCAATCGTAATCAATAAAGAACTTCCAAGACCTAATGAGTTACTTCTTGGCACAATCACTCGTGATTCTAAGGGTGCGTTCAAGGTAACGAATAATCCGAAAAAGACACAGCTTATCCCTCTCGATTCTATCGATGGTGCGGAAGGCTATGATAAAAAGCTGGAAGCTATCAATGATAACTACACCTATGGTATTCATTATGGTGATACTGATGCTGAAGGTAAAGTGACTAATCTTCGCATCATAGACCCTTGGCTCTGGCTTCACGAACAATCAAATCTTGCGAAACTATTAAAAGCTATCTCAAGTCAGGTTGATACTGCCGGACTTGAAACTGATGCGAATACCCGTGCTATAATCGTCGGGGAGCGTCTGAATGTTTCTGAGCTCGATGCACCGATACTCGAGCATAACAAGACAGACAGAACAGGGGCAAATAATGCGACGAGCGGTGCCTCCAAGATATTCCAGGCTCTTTATTACGGACAAGCGTACAGCAAACCAGGAGCTAGCTCAGCGAGCGTGAAGTCAGTTCATACCTTCTTACCGATGGCTTATTCGACTGATGACGCACCTATGGGTAAAGGATTTACAAAATCTTATGAAACACCCGATAACGACCTGACAAGAGGGTACACGTATCACGTTGCCGACAGTATTCCGAATATAGGAAACATCCTATCCAGAGGCACAGGTGAATCCGGATTGATGACTAAGCAGCAAGTAACAATGCTGGAATATGTTTTTGCTGACTATCTTGAAAGACACATCACTTCCTATAATGGTACGAACGGCACTACTCGAGGTTCTGGTTACGGTCCGTTCCTTACTCTTGACGATGCTAAGCAATGGTTTGAGAATAAGCAGAAGAATGTGCCGAAGTTCAAAATCAAACTCGGTGACTGGTTCTGGGTTATCAATGACACCGCAGAAGCTGGCGGCAGTCAGCAAGACGGCAACAAAGGAATCCAGCAGATTATCACTGATTATGGCACAGTCACTGGTACTGGTGTTGCGAACATCTCTATTCCTAATCTGACTGGTAGTGTTACTGGTACGGGTGATGGAACATTTTCTGGTGAAACCGATGATAAGCCAGCAAAGAACGTAAACGGTACTATGAGTGAGAGTATCTCCGGAACAGTTCAAGGAACTGGTACAGGAGCAGCTAAGGTTCAGGTTACTGGCACTCTGACGTCCTTCGTTCAGAACATTTCATCTAGATATGTCTGCATATCGGTGTCAGATACTGCAGGTCCTGTATTATTCACGCATGCTTGCGATAAGACTTATGATGACAAAACCGGAACCTGGTCCTATACAGACTTGGACACCGACCATTCTAAATCTTATTCGTCAACAAGCTGGACTACCGGTACTAAACAGACCGCGGTGTTCGCTTTAGAAGCTTGCGAGCGTGGTTTTGCTGTACCAGCTACATCTGACTGTTTCGGTGTAGTTAAGATTGGCGATGGCACACATGAAACTGATGTCATTCTTGATAATGACACACTAAGACTTCGCATTACAGACCACCTTCTTGATATCATACACAATGGTGGTTTTGTGTCTGATTCTCGGACGTACTTCGATATCAGCCCTCAGACTGCTTTAGCACAGTTCAACTATCTATATTTTACTGATGGTGTGACATTCAAGATGACGGGTAAAGCTTCTGATTGGGAAGCTGTACTAGATGATACTGGTACTCTTGCTCATATCAGAGGTCATGTTGTGCTGGATTATTCGGAGGTCGAAGCTGATAGTGCGTATGGCGGAGGATATTTGCTATACCTAAAAGATATCGATTATATCACGCTTCACGGTGAAAATGATACGACTAAGCAAGTAGCTCAGACAGCTACCAGTCCTTTGAAATTCAGCTGTGACCATTGCAGAGTAGACAATCCGTTCTTTGAAAATATCGGTCATTGGCAATACTCAGAATTTATTACCGGTGGCAATACTATTGAACTGAATTGTCCTTGGATGAAGGCTTCCGATGTATTCACAACAGCTGCTGAAAATAATCTGTATACTCGTTTCGCAAGCATTACGATGGGTGTAGACGGTATCGTTTCAGCTATGCTGGATATATGGATTCAACATGAGGGCTGGTCTTCCAATGCATCAAGCATCAACAGATGCTGGACATCCCTGAAAAAACTCAATTTCCCTCCAATGTTCTTTGAATTCTTGACAACAACTACTGAGGAATCAGACGGCAGTACGACTACGAAAACAGATACAGTTGTCAATATGTCTACTATTCAGCGTCTATCAGAAGACTACAATCTGAAGATTGGTGGAACTGCAGGTGTACACGAAATCTGGAATAAATCGAATTCAGAGTATCAAACAAGCGGTAATTTTCTGGCAACCGTAGATTGGGAATGGAATGGAAATCCGGGTGTAGATTCTTCTCCAGCAGGTACACTTCACTTCAATCTCCTTATGAATAATTCCAGTGGCGACGTAAGTCAGAAATTTTCTAATGTCCGATTCAGAGTTCCTGTTCAGGTTACGCGTGTTGATGATAATTCATTCTCAGATGCGGTTGACTATGCGGCTCTGTATTCAGATTAAAGATACAATATCGATTTAGAAAATTTCTTATAGGTATTATCACGGAACTTCGTAGATACACGGAGTTCCGTGTTATAATGAATGTATAATAAAACAAGAAAGGAATTATTCACTATGGCATTACTCATGAATGAAGAACATGAATTCTTGTTCGATTATTCTGATGTGGGTATCCCGAAGACAGTGACTTTGAGTTCATACTCTACTGGTATGGAACAGCTTCGACTGTCATCAGACAATCTGACGAAAGTGATGATTAAAGACATCCTACCTCAAGTTATCGACCCTAAGATTGATGTTCGCAAACTTATGGAGCCTGATTATTATCTGTTGCTGAGACACCTCAGAATTCTTACCTGGGGTCCGTTCTATACGGTGGGTTCGTTCTTCTGCAAAGACTGCGTGAATACCAATGGAAATAAAGGTAAGCTTTATGAACAGCAGAAGCAGATTAACCTTGGTTCCATCGGAGTTCTTTGTCCTGAAAAACCGGAAGACCTGGTTACCACCTGGAAGATTTCCAGAGATGAATTCGTATTTCTGGATGCAGATGTCACTATTCACATGAATCGATGTGCAGATTTGACTCTCATCAATTCCACGAAGGTAAAGAATGACGCCGATAGAACTCTTATTCCTATCGCCGCTTCAATTCAATCTGTAACTGGAGAGGAGTTCGTTGAGATTCATGAAGCACTTGAATGGCTCAAGAGTCTTGCTCCAGTTGATAGCCAGATTATCAGAGATGCGTATGCAGAACACTTCAATGTCGGTTTGCAGAACCGTGCCGAATTTGAGTGTCCAACTTGTGGAGGGGCTGCTTGGAGCTATGTGCCAATAAACGACAGCTACTTTCGACCGACCAAAGAGGACATCAGAGAATGGAAACGATTACTGGCGGATTCTAAGAAGTCGGTACGACCAGGTAAATAGCGAAATCCGCTATATCTGTTCTAAGATGCAGATATATACACCTGAATATATCGAACAAAAACCTGTACTGTTTCGAAAGGATTTAGTGCAGCGATTGCTCAAGAAAGAGCAAGAGGAAGCATCAGGAACAGGTGTAATGCACTAATAATAGGAGGTTGACTATGCGTATAGACTATCAGAAAGTTATGGACACAGAACTTGAAGAAATTCACGCATCTGGTAAAATTCCAAAGCTTTTCTTGCACGCTTGTTGTGCTCCATGTTCATCTTATTGTCTTGAGTACTTGACAAATCATTTCGAGGTTACTCTTTTCTTCTATAATCCGAATATTTCTCCAGTTTCTGAGTACGAAAATAGACTCAACGAACTGGAAAGACTGGTTAAGGAGCAACCACACACTTACCCAGTAACTATATTCAAGGCACCGTATGACCCTTCTGTCTTCTACGATAGGGCTAAAGGTCACGAAAAAGATCCAGAACGCGGCGAACGTTGTCGAATGTGTATTCGTGAAAGGCTTGAACTTACAGCTAAAATGGCGGCAGTAGATGGATATGACTACTTTACTACAACATTGTCACTATCCCCTTATAAAGACGAGCAATATATCAACGAGCTCGGAGGTAATCTCGCGACAAAGTACGGTGTTAAATATCTGTTCTCTGATTTCAGACAACGAAACGGTTTTGAACGTTCAATTGAATTGTCAGAGAAATATAATCTTTACCAGCAGAACTTCTGTGGTTGTGTTTTCAGCAGACATTATCCGGAAGATAATATGATTCGTTAAGACAGAAAGGAGATAGGATTATGAAAATCTTTGTATCGCAGCCCATGCGTGGAAAGAGCAAAGACGAAATTGAGTCTGCACGAAAGGTAGCACTTAAAAAGTTCAAAGAACAGTTTCCTGATAACAATTACGAAATCATCGATTCTGTTCTTGATGCTAATGAAAAGCATCCTGCACTATATTGGCTGGGCTGCAGCCTTGAACTGCTCAGTGAAGCAGACCTCATTCTTATGATGCCCGGTTGGACGAAAGCACGTGGTTGTGTGATAGAGTATCTATGTGCTTCTCGCTACGGCATTACGATATGCAATCAGGATGAAAATCTAGATGCTGAAGACTGTATCAATGCTTTGCTTGATGCTATCTATTCCAGTGACTCATTGAGTCCTGATTTGAACACACTTATCAAGAATGATAAGAAAGCTGCAGTGCAGCTTATCAGCCAGTGCTGTTCAGCGCTGAACAAAGCGAATGCACCGATTCTCGGTGAAAACAATGTCTATGGGGCTCTCGGCTATTTGTTCGATGGGCTTTATAATAATCTATAATCAGAAAGGAATAAATCAAATGAACAATTCTAGAATGGAAACAGGTATTCCTGACATCTTCAGCAATTCCGATACGGTTACCGCGAAGGGTCTTGACATGGCTCCAGCTGAGGAGCAGTTCTCAGCTGCGCATTATCGCTATGACCTCCCTCAGGAGCTTATCGCCCAGGAACCGCTCCCGGACAGAGCAAGCGCACGTTGTCTTATCGTAGATACCACCGCTACGATAAAGCCCAATGAAGTTGTCAGCCTGACCGATAAGCACTTCTCCGACATTTGTGATTATTTCAATGCAGGTGACGTTCTTGTGCTTAACAACACTAAGGTTATCCCTGCAAGAGCATTTGCTCACAAGAAAGGTATGACTCCTAACGAAGAGAACAGTGTCGAGATTCTGTTCGTTCAGTACCAAGGTGGTTCTACCTGGAAAGCCATGATTAGCAAGCCGGTTGCTGCTGAGACAGTTCTTGTTCTTAACGGAGCTGCTGATGCAGAAGTTACAATCAAGAGCTGCGATGAGGAGGGAGAAGTATTTCTGGATTTCAACAGCTCTACTGGTTGGGACGTACTTGACAAAATCGGTGAAACTCCACTGCCTCCTTATATCCAGGGAAGAGGACACTCCGAGGAGTACATCTCCGAAATGTACAATACAGTCTATGCTAAAGAGAGAACTTCTTGTGCTGCTCCTACAGCAGGACTTCACTTCACACCTGAACTGCTTGATGAATTGAAGAAAAGAGGTGTGAAGGTTAGAGAGGTTACTCTAGACGTAGGTCTTGGTACCTTCAAGCCGGTCGTTGTAAAAGACCTCAGAAATCACGCTATGCACACTGAACACTGCTTCTGCCCTGCTGATGTCATCAAGGATATTAACGAAGCCCATCAGACTCATCACAATGTCGTTGCTGTTGGTACTACGTCACTTCGCACTCTGGCGTCTATTCCGGAAGAAGTTTGGAAGAATCCTACAGACTTTTCGACTGATACGAACATCTTTATCTATCCCGGCTCTGAAACAGCGAAGCGTGTCGGATGCATAGACGGACTCATTACCAACTTCCACGCACCGGAAACGACACTAATGATGTTAGTGTCAGTAGTAGCTGGTTATGAACCGATTATGGCTGCTTATAAGCACGCTGTTCAGAAGAAGTATCGTTTCATGAGTTTCGGTGACGGTATGCTCATTAAAAGAACATCTTGGAACAACGGAGCATCGTGTAACAACAGAGCATCGTGGAGCAACGATGTGGATGCTGAGACAGAGGAGGCTTGAATATGTCAGGAAGAAACGCAGACGAACTCAAAGGCGTGAGCTTACTCGGAAATCAGAACACACATTATACTGACGATTACAATCCGGAGGTTCTGGAAACTTTCGTGAATAAGCATCCCGATAACGATTATGTCGTTACCTTTGATGCGTATGAGTTCACGTCAAAGTGCCCGAAGACAGGTCAGCCTGACTTCGCAAAGGTAATTATCAGCTACATTCCTCGTGAACAGATGGTTGAGAGTAAGTCTTTGAAGCTGTATCTGTTCAGCTTCAGAAATCATGGCGATTTCCATGAGGACTGCATGAATATCATCGCTAAAGACCTTATCAAACTCATGGACCCGAAGTACCTTGAAGTCAGAGGTATTTTCTCTCCAAGAGGAGGCATTTCAATCTATCCGTTCGTGAACTATGTCGCTCCTGATTGTCCACAGTTCCAGGATATGCTCCAGCAGAGACGTCTTGATGTGCTTAGAGATGCAGCAAATCGCACAATCAGATACGATGTTTAAGGAGGTTTTATTATGGCTTTAGATAAAGCATTAGTTCTGAGCAGTGGCGGTGTTGATTCCACTACCTGTATTGGAATTGCGATAGATAGATTCGGCAAAGAAAATGTCGCTACAGTCTCTGTATTCTACGGACAGAGACACGACAAGGAGTTGACTTGTGCGCAGAAAATTGCAGAAAAGCTGGGAGTTCCTCATTATGAACTTGACCTATCCAGTGTATTCGCTAACAGTACGAATCCTCTTATCAAGAATGCGCATGGTGAAATTGTTCATGGCAGCTACGACGAACAAATCAAGGATTTGGATGGCGGACCTGTCAGCACTTATGTTCCATTTCGTAATGGTTTGATGTTGTCCGCAGTCGCTTCCTTGGCAATGACTATATTTCCTGACAAGAAAGTAGCTGTATACCTCGGAGCTCATGCTGATGATGCAGCCGGCAATGCGTATGCTGATTGCAGTACCGAGTTCGTCGATGCTATGAAATCTGCAATTAGTATCGGCACTTATTCTAGAATCAGCCTCGAAGCACCGCTTGTACGCTGGAATAAGGCTCAGGTAGTCAAAGAAGGGCTGCGTCTTAACGTTCCATATGAACTCACCTGGAGCTGCTATGAAGGCGGCGATAAGCCGTGCGGTAAGTGTGGTACTTGCATCGACCGCGCAAAAGCATTCGAAGCAAACGAAGTGCCAGACCCAGCACTCAAAAAGGAGATGTAACGATGGAATACGCTTATTCAATTTCGAAGAGAATGGAGATAGCAGGGGCACATCAGCTATCTCTGGATTACGATTCGAAGTGCACGAACATTCACGGACACAACTGGATTGTCACAGTATACTGCGGTGCTAATCACCTAAACCATAACGGTATGATTATCGATTTCAAGCATATCAAGAATATCGTTTCAGATAGACTTGACCATGAGTATGTCAATTCAGTTCTTGCTGATGTGAACCCTACCGCTGAGAATATTGCAGCATGGATTCTTACTGAAATGAATAATAAGCTCAAAGAGCTCAATTCTGTTGACGGCAGCGACGGTTTGTGCTACAAAGTCACTGTTCAAGAATCTGAAGGTAACATCGCTTGCTGTACTTTCGGTGGTTGGGGAGGTAGACTCTGATGTGCGAACTCGAAAAAAGTCAGGAAGCTTGCGTGCAAAATAGTGAGCAGTCAATGTCATTACCTATTTCCGAAATCTTCTATAGCATTGATGGTGAGGGTATTCGCACTGGACTTCCGGTCATTTTCATTAGATTATTCGGTTGTAATCTGAAATGTTCCTACTGTGATTCGCTATATGCTTGCACAGCTGCGGAAGATAATTCGCACGCTATCCAGAATTTCTACACGATGACTATCGAAAAAATTCTGGAAGTAATCAAACAATATGAACCGTGTAAAGCTATCACAGTTACAGGTGGTGAACCTCTTATTCATGAAAATACTAGGTATCTGGTCATGCTACTCAGAAAGAACGGATATGATGTGAATATAGAAACAAATGGTGCAATCGACCTTAAACCGTTCATGAAGTATCAGCAATCATTTGAATGCGGAAATGAATATTTCTTCACTATGGATTGGAAATCTATTTCCTCTGGAGAAAGTGATAAGATGATTGCTGGAAACCTTAATATCCTTAGAGCTTGTGACGTATTCAAGTTCGTGGTGGGCTCTAAGGAAGACTTTGACCAGATGCGTGAGTTACTCGAACAGCATCCAGAACTAAAAGCGAAAGTGTTCGTGAGTCCGGTATGGAATATGATTTCTCCTAGGTTGCTTGTCGAATATGTGCTTGAATATAAGCTTACAAATGTCAGAGTTCAGGTACAGCTTCATAAAATCATATGGGACCCGGATAAGAGAGGAGTATGACAATGCCTACATCATTCAAAATGGATAAGACAAAACTCAAGCAGTTCGATCTGGAAGAAACTGACTGTGATGATGTTATCGAAACCTGTATCTATAATCTGCTGGTAGCTCTGGGAGACGACCCTGAGCGTGAAGGACTGAAGGGAACACCGGACAGAGTTCGTAGAATGTATCATGAAGTATTTGCTGGAATGAAGCTAACGAATTCTGAAATTGCGCAGCGATACAATAAATGCTTTGAAGAGGGAGCCACCGGTGATTTGGTTACTATCGCTGATATTCCTATTTTCAGCTACTGTGAGCATCATATTGCTCTTATGTATAGTATGAAGGTGCATGTCGGATATATTCCGAAAGGTAAGGTCATTGGTTTGAGTAAAGTCGCTCGAATTGCTGATATGGTTTCTAGAAGACTCCAGCTTCAAGAGCGAATCGGAGCTGATATTGCAGATGTACTTGAGCAGGTACTCGATACAGATGATATCATCGTAGTTATCGAAGGAGAACACTCTTGCATGACTGCGAGAGGTATCAAGAAGCCAGGCACAAAGACAAGAACAGCTACTTTGCGAGGTCTTTTTAAGACCGACGGTAGTCTGCGACAGGAGTTCTACAGCCTCGTGTCTAAAACCTGAACAACGTAGCTGATAATCACAGCTACATCAGAAGTAAATGATAGCAACACAGCACTCTAATTGGTATGTATATTGTATTATACCAAATGGAGTGCTTTGTTGCTATCATTTATGAAAACCATTGAATAATTCATCTATAATGAAATATAAATCAGAAAGGAGGTTATATCTATGGAAGATACGAAAAAAACCGAAGACAGCCAAGATAGTACTCGACAGAACACGATACCTGGTGATATATTGACTCAGCTCGATGCTGAATCAGCAACACTCGGTAAGGTGTATTCATCTGTACAAGCGATTAAGCACGCAACGGACGTCGGAAATAATATTCAACAAGATACTCAAGACTTACTGCTAGATATAGGTATACACGTCGAAGCTATTTCGTCAGTGCTCTCCTCTCTAGATTCTAAAATGGAGCGACTGGTGAACAAATTATTATTCGCCAGTCCTACAGCGTCTCAAAGTCACAATTCAGATGATTTAAGCAATTCTGGATATGCTTTGGATACCACAGTTCAAAGTTTGACTACAGTCGCATCTGATATATTAGCTAAATTAGATAATCTAGGACCTCAAGATAATTCGAATAATCAAAGTAACCCTACTATTCAAAATCTACCACCGCTTAGTGATATGAGTGATTATACGGGAGTTGATCAATTCGTTTCAAATTTCACAGGTCTGCTTAATAACAGTTTCAATAAGTCTACAGGTGAAAATCATGCTGCTAAGCAAGCGACATCAGTAGTTGGTGGTATTGCGAGTGAAGTCATCGGTGAAAAAGCCGGAGCGGCTATTGGCACAGCAATTGGCGGACCTGTAGGTACAGTCATCGGTGAAGTCGTTGGCGGGATTGTTGCTGAGAAAGTAGGAGCTGTTTTTGACGCTATCGGTGACCATCTAGATTACCTTGTAAACCAAGGTAAGAAATCGAGAGACGAGATTCTACGTGCTGGTTTTGATAAGATTGAAAAAGACGTCAAAGCGATGGCGACATACTCAATCGAAATCTATGAATCCGCATCTGAGAATATATACTCCGCTTGGGATAAGAACCTGTCATCTATCAACGCAACACAGGGTTATACCAAGCAAGCACTCAATACGCTCCAGGACGCTGTTGCGCAGCGTTTGGTATCAGAAGGCTATGGAAATACCATAGACGCATCGAAATATCTTGACCAGTTGGGTAGCACGCTGAATGCGCACCTTGGCGGTGAACTTGCTGAAGCATTCGCCGCTCAAAACCTGATACTCCAAAAAGCAGTTCCTGAGGTCGACTTGTCTTCGATGGCTGCACAATTTGCTGCTATCTATACCAATGCTAATGCTGAGGGCGGCAATGGCGAAGAAGAAATGATTGAAGCTATGAACCAAGTTGCTGGAGCAGCAAAAGCTCTTGAACAAGTTACTGGTGGCAACAATCAGTTCTTAACGCAAACTGGAAGTATCTTAACGAAGGCGACAGAGCTCGTAAATCGGGCTGACGGAAATGCAAGTCAGATTAGCGGTTTAGCAACTCAGATGATGGCTGCAGAAGCACCATTGACGGCGCTCGCTCCGCAACTATCTGGATTTACCACCGAGCTCGTCGATATACTTACCAACAATAACGATGCAACAGCCGTATCACTACGAGCTATCATGAATGACATAGATTCTAAAATCGGAGTTAGCTCCACTGCATTCATGGAATCGTTCATGAACGATACTCAAGGTACACTGTCGACAGCATTCCAAGCAATTCAGCAATTTATCGATAATAATCAGAATGAAGCGTCAAGACAGGAATTTCTACAGGCTATGGAATCTGTTTTCGGCATTTCTGGTTCTAAACTGGCACAAGTCAATTTCGGTGATGTAGCGAAACAGATTGCTCAAGCAAATACCGCAACCAATATGTCTGCTCTTACCAAAGCGGAGAATCTTGTCAAAGAGGGAGAAACAACCACTCTTGAAGAACAATTGGTTGCCAATACTGCAAACCAGCTACTCGCAACAAATGCGATTTCATCTACAATCGATAATAAACTGATGAGAAAGCTAGAAGCGAATGAGTTAGAGTTGGAAAAAACAGTATATGAACTTCAAGCTACTCAATCAGTAAACCTAGCAGAGGAATCTCTTGGATTTTTCACTAAAATATTTGATGTTATCAGGTCGATTATAGACCCGTTCGGCTTGTTCGATATGGTGAACACGTCTATAGACAGTTGGGCATCAGCTGCAATTGATGCAGAACGATATCTTACAGTTTCTACGATGTCCCAGATTGGTTCTGATGTGACCGATGCGGCTGCTGGTGCGGCTAATACGATTTCTAACACCATAGGTGGTGCTGGAGCTGCGATTGCAGCAGCTGAAACTAAGAATACCACAGCGATGGCGACAGCTTTGACAGCTGTTGGAACTGCAGACTCCTTCGAAGTCATGATGATGAAACAAGCCAATGCTTCTGCTCAAGCTACTGCTTCTGCTGCTCAATCATCTGCGGCAACACAAGCACAGACACTTGGAATGATTCAAAATCAGAATAAGCAAGATTCTGAATATCAACAAAAAGCATCAGCAGCTGACGAGCAACAAGCTGAGTACGAACAGCAGAAGGCTCAAGCAGCACAAGCACAGAAAGAGCAAGAAGAGGCGGACCGTGCTCGTGATTTAGAGAATCACGATAACATTTCGGAAATAAAAGATGCTATTGCTGAAATAGATTTAGACGCTTATCTAAGTCCTATTCTCGAAGAGAACAAAGACCAGAATATAAATCTGAAAGCCATCAGCGCTCAGATTATCGAACTCATCCAGCTTGTCAGCACAATGGTTGAATACAAGATGGCTACTGATTCGACATTTGCTGCTACTATTAGCTATGACGAGAAAGCTCGAATCATGAATAATGGTTATGTCGGTGGGTTGAACAACGGATATCAAGCATCGTTCGTATAAGCAAATCAAAGCACTCTATTACATTATATACATTATACATACCAAATAGACTGCTTGTTTGCTATCAAACATAGAGGAGGGATACGATGAGTTGCGAAACAAATTATGCGAAGCTAGAAAAGCAAACACCTGAAGAACTGAAAGTTCCGGAATCTACCGGGTATGGAAGTCTAGACTTATTGCTCAGAATACGTGCAGCCAACTTCTGGCATGAAAGCTTGGTTACGCTGAGTGAAGCGCAGCTCCAGAACTACTGTAAGCAGACGATAGATTTTCTTTACCCGAATCTCGTCCGCAATAACAGGATACTATACAATGAATTGACATTCGTCACCGAACCTGATATGACTGACATCTACAATTATCATTGGTGGCTAGGATGCGCTACAGGTCCAGAAAGCTGCACTCGAGATATTGCGTATATCAATTCACTACTCGACCTTCCTGTGAATGAAGAATGGTCAATTGAACTTGAGAAGGCACTTATAGCTTACCAAAAGAGTGAGCAGAAAATCGAGAACGTCACCGGGTACGGCTGTGCAGAAACATATAAACGACTTCGTCTACAGAAATGAGGTGATTTGATTGAAATCTATCTTACCCATTGATGAAACGTGGACAATCACATCATTTCGTCGAACAAATCAGAATGCTGAAGAAATACTTCGCTTGAATAATCTTCCAAACCCGTCATGTCCAAATGCGTCTATCGAGTATCAAGCACAAGCAGCTGCTGAATCTCAGATGAATGCTCTAGCACAAGACGGGTATGTTCCTGTATACACAGAATCCAATCAAGTCAACGCAACGAAAGCGAATATGCAGGATGATATTCGTGCTTTTACTATTTCACAATTTAATCGAGAACAGTTCCTGCAATATGAGACACTCGGTAATATGCCAGGTAACCTAATCATACCGACACAACTCGTAGATGAAGTGACACCTATTCCATCGCACATCCAAGCAAGGATTTTCCAAGAAAGTACGTTACCGGAGATTCAAACAGCTCTACGTGCGAGCATCAAGCAGCCAGATATTCCGTTTTCTGACATCAATAGCAGTGTATCTTCTGATGACTGGTATTGGAAACCTACAGGTGATGTCACATTTCAGATTGCAGGGCAGTCTCCAATGGAAATTCCTTGTTTCCCTGAAAGTGTATCTGATTCTAATTCCGCAACTTGGTCAGAAGAGATGACGACTTACCAGCACTATGAGCCAAAGAACACATACAACAAATCAGGTCCAAGAGCCGTATCATGCACCTTTAAAATTCATAGAGCGATGTGGGACGGAAATCAAGATTCTGGTAAATCAGAGGAACTGGTTGCTTATATGCAATCTGCACTATATCCAGATTATGATACGCAAGCTGCAGAACCGCCTAGATGTACTTTGATTGTCGGAAAATCAATCAGAATTGTCGGTATTCTACAATCATGTAATGTCAATTATTCAGGACCTATTGGGCCTGACGACAAGTATGACTGTGTCAATATAGATATCAGCATTAAAGAAGAATCTGACAATGTTCTTAGCACATCTGCTGTCAGAGACGGCTTAGCTGGTTGGAGGTGATTTAATGATACAATATCTGAATCCGTACGCTTATACCAAACCAAGTCGATATGCTAAACTCAGAACTATCAAAAAAGAAGGTGTAGATGACTCATACCATGAAGTCGTAAATCCGACTCCTCTAGTTGACGTATCTGATTGTCAATTATTCAGAGTAACAGGCAATTACATAAATCGACTTGATTTGATTGCTGAGAAATTCTATGGTGAAGCTTCGTTCTGGTGGTATATCGCTAAACAGAATGCTATTCCTGATTTCGATGTCGTTCCTGCTGATACTGTTCTTCAGATTCCTCCATATGATTCTCTGATGTCTGATGGTAGAGTTTTAGAACCATTATCATATGTATATCTAAATCTAGGAAAGGAGTGAGTTTATGGGACACAGGCAACCTTATATGCAGTTCGTAATTCAGAATATCGCATTAAGAAGTCTTGGTTACAAGAACCCATCTCCATTAGTCGGTATTCGTCTGGAGAATTCTGAATCAGGAATACAGACGAATTTTTCTGTAACTGTTCAGATTCCCGGTGACCAACGAAATAAAGTGCATGTCGGCACTTTCGAAATGATGCTCTATGAGTTTGCACAAATGAGAGGTGACTCTACGACTCCCTGCTATATAGAATTAGGTTGGGCAGATGAAACTGGAATCCTAGAATCTTTGTCTATTCAGGGAATCTTTATTCAATTTTCGTCAACAGTGAACAAAGGATATAACGAGTATGTGCTGAAAGGCATCGGTAACTTCACGAATACCGCTACTATTCGAGGTATCGCTGTACCAGCAGTTAGAGGTAACTACCGTCCTTCTGATGTCGTTGAAGCTGTTCTAGACTATGTCAATGCTGATGAAGTCTTTGATTATGATATTGACCACGATGATGAAATCGTTCCAATACAGAAATTATCTTGTGTAACGAGCTTGGGTGAGTATATCAATGGAAGCTCAGAGCAGAGGGGTTTAATTCAGCAGTCATATTGTGAAGGCTCTAAGAGTTGCGCTTATGGGTTACCAGGCAATAAATCGACAGCATTCTATCGTAAAGCTGGCTATACCAATCGTGAAATCCATGACTTGATGGGAGCACCAGTAGCTCAAACTCAGAGGTCAGCGTCCAGCTATACGTTCAGTATCACAGAACCTACGTTTCACACTAAAGGTATAATACGGTATAAGAACAATGTGAATCTGACGAACTATGTATCTGATCAGACTCTGATTTGGGGCGGTTTGTATACGAATATTCTGAACATCACGGCAACCTATCAAGGCATTACTCAGACACTTCTAGGTTCAGGTGCTACTGTTCAGACCGGTATGGGCATCACGCTAAAAGGTGAATCGCTCGTAACCAATGATAACCGTCAGAATTCATATTGCAGTTCTATCGAATCAATGTATGCCGCTGGAAACGTTCTAAACAATCTGAATGCTATATCGACACAATTCAATACGAACGTTCAGATTACCATAGTAGGAAATACTCGAGTGTATAGAGTAGCTGATGCTGTACGAGTTATCGTGTATACCGGTGGCACGTTAAATCCGATTACCGGTGTTTATCGCATTATCAAGGTAGCTCATGACATCAATGGAACTGGTTATACGACTACTCTAACAGTTCAGAGATTGGATTTGATAACTGCGAATGATACAGCTGCATCTATCGCAGGCTACACCTCAACATCAAGAATGAATAATCAGCAGGCAGCGAGCTCAAAACAACTCAAGAAATTAAATCTCGGCGAGCCTTTTCAGCATATCACCAATATATTGAAAAGAGGTAAGCTATGACTAGAAGAATTGGTTATGTAGAACAAATCGACTGGAATGAGAATACTTGTAAGGTCAGAATACCGAATTTAGACGGCATGGCAAAAGAAGAATACGGTTCTGAATATCTCAGAATGCTATTACCGAATAGACCAGAAGTGGAAGACCTCCAAAATGCAGACATCCCTTATCATATGCAAGGTCTTCGAGTAAATGATGTCGTCTATCTGGTGGATTCAGAAGAACCGAATGAAAATTACACCATTGTCGGTTTCTTCGGTGGAACTTATGGAGAGGAGGGCACGTGATGTTCACGAATTCATTCAGCTATCCGAATCTATTCAATGCCGCTACAGGACATTGCGATACGAAAGAGGATTATGCGAGCATCGTAAATCGCGTAGGTTTGCTCATTCAATCGTATAAGACAGAGGAATTCTTGTTTCCGAACTTTGGCAGCTATTTTCCAGACATTCTTCTCTCATATAATGGAAGTGCTGCTATTGAAAAAGCTAAGAACGATATCAAGAATGCGATTGTTGAATTCGAACCTTATGTGGATGGTAAGCAAATCAAGATTACAGATGAGTCGGAGGGTAATCATGTCAAGCTGCAAGTCATCCTTGTGCTTGATAAGAATTATGAAGAACTCGCAGGTACAATCGAATGGACCTGGGACGATAAGGGAGGTACTATCTAATGAAATACACGAGTAGAGACGTTCAATCGAATATCAAGAATCTAGTCGACGACGTCAAAGCATTTACTCACATCTGGAATCCAGGTTCAGAAGCAGACCCAGGAATGATTCTGCTAAAAGCACTTGCTGCTGAAGTTGACCTTGTGTCATTCAATCTTGATACTCAGGTTGATGAAATGTATATGCAATCAGCTACTCAGATTAAGAGTATACGACGACTCGGAGTGGCAAATGGATATACTCCTGGTTGGTATAGAGCACCAAGAACAACGATAACAATCGAAAATCTTTCAGAAAGTTCAGCAGTAACTCTTGATTTCTCGCTACCCAACGCGGCGAACAATGTATGCTATGCTGCCACGAATGCAATCGAGGATTTAACAAGTATCCCGTACTTTATTATTCCTGAGAGTGAGCAGCTAAAAGATACAGATATCCTCACAATACAGCCAAAAGGTACGGTAAACGGTCGCGGCGGTAGAGAAGACATCAAAGTTCGCAAAGCAGTTCAAGGGACTATGAAGTCAGTCATTGTGAATCCAAGAATGATTGTCACGACAACGAAAGGTGTAAATACTCTTACTTATAGATTACCAGCTCAAAATATCGATGGAGAACTCATCTGGGTTCAAGAACTGACATCTACATTGGACCCAGTACCGAAAACAGCTTGGTTGCGTGATACCAAGAATAACTTCATTGAAAACACCGAGCGTCGTTTTCAGGTGTCTGTCGATGACTACAACAACCTGGTGATTGTATTCAATAAATTCATCAATGATGTTATTCAATATAACCGACTTATCAGAATCTATTACATCGAAACCTACGGAGCTGCAGGTGAGGTAGCAGAAAATGTCATCTCACTCTCCACGCTGTCTACAGAAGAATCGAATTCACTTAGCGTAACCCACCCAGCAAATACGCTGGATATGCCTGACGGTTCTGCTCTGACTGGTAAAACTCCTTTGACTGCTTCTGAGGCTGCTTCGGAAGCAGCTAATTATGTCAACACCAATGATTCTATCATCACATTGAAGAACTTCACGGCTTGGATTCGTAGACAGCCCGGCATTGATACAGGCATTTCTATTGATTGTCAGAAAGCACTCGAAATCAATTGGGCATATAAATTCGATGAAGATATGGACGAATCAATGAAACCTCTGAAATATCTTTATGCAGGTCCAGACATCAATAAGGGATATGATTTCCCTGGTTGGACAGAATCTGACGCTTATGACCCTATAGCTGGTAGTATGTTCAATCTTGATGATGAGGACTATAAATTCCCTCACAAATTCAAAACCCAATCATTACTCTGGTACTGCATTTTCAATAATTTTCTCGATAAGTGGAATACAGGTTACACTAAAGCTGATGGTACTCAATGCACTGTGGATGGAGCATCAGAATGGGATGGCAATACATCTGATTGGGCTACTGAACTCGTGGATTTGGAGAACCATCCATATCGCCGTTATCGTCCATCTAAAGAAATCCGCAAGATGATTGCGAATAAATATAAGGAAACTTACAATCTGTCAGCTATGGTTGATTTTGGCTGGATTCGTGTCTTTGAGTGGTCAGTGAATGGTATTATCTGGACAAATGAACCGATTGACCCAGATTCAGCTCAAGGACTCATCGATGTTGTCATGAGAGCATTACGAGTTCGTTTCCATGCTGCTAACATGGAAATCGGAGTATTGCCAAGACAAATGGATATCGTAGATTGTATCATAAATGCTGATTCCAGAATCAAGTATTTCGATGCAGGTTTGTTGAACAAGCCAATGATAAATTGGGGACCTGTTAGAAATGCGCAAGGTGACGTGACGGATTCGAATGTTACCTATGACATCCGATACTTCAATGCCATCAGCTTCGCACGTTTCTTGGATGGCGATACGGATTATTTCTATAATGATAAGACTGGTAAGTTCAATGTTCAGTCACAAATCAGCGTAGCCAAGGAGTGTCTGATTAAGGAGATGAGAATTTGATGAAAGTAGAACATATGATTCCGAATATATACGAGCAGAGTTCAGACATGCGAATAGTCGCACGATTGTTCGATGCTGAGTTCGAAATCTTGAAGTACTTCACCGACCATATTCTTGATTGCTACTCCCCTGAACATTGCCCTCAGGATTTGCTTGATGATTTAGCAGAACACATCGGTTTTGATTATCAAGAACTAAAGACTGTGATGTATAACCGAATAGTTCTCAAGAATTTTATCAAGAATATGATTAGATACCGTGGTAGTGCTACAGGTATTGGTAATGCTGCTGCTATCGATATTAGATACCGACAAACATATCCAGAAACGAGTTTCGATGTCGAAGCAGCAAGGCGTGGCGATAACCCTTGGGTTGCGAATAAAGAAGCAGGTCAACAGATTCCGATGAATTTTCATGAATCCATTGATATCAATAAAACCTGGATTGATACTGATATAGAAGCAGGAATTATTTATCTGTTCATCATCGCGAGTGACTACTTTCCGAAAATTACAGAAGGTATGACTGCTGAAGAAAAGAAAGCTAATTACGAAGAACGCATGCGGCGTCTTCTAGATTTAGCTTACCTTCAAGAATATGTTCGACCTGTCGGTATGTATCTACTTCCGATGGTTGCTAGAAAGGTAAATCCACAGACTGACTTGACCGTCAAAGCTGTTAGAATTCCTGACTACGAACGGAACAGCAATAACGGCGTTCAAGGAACACCGAATGCGTCAATGCAGCACGAGTATGATCGAATGCTATTTGCTAAAGTAGAGAATCCAGATGATGAACTTTCCGTAGAACCATGGATTAGGACCTTATACCACTCTCAGCTCGCTGGCTCACTGAATCATAAGTATTTCAGCAAACCAGTATATCACATCGAAGGCAGATTTCTATATTATGACCATGACGAGCTCGTAGACATATATTCAGAAATTCAGCAGAATGTCCCGGGAATGTCTGGAATGAAAATCGGTGATTCTCTATACAATCCGAACATTGTTCATAATCCGCATGACCAGGATTATAGCTACGGACCAGAATATAGTGATAATGCTGAACCGCTATCACTTCAACAACGTGGTGTCGCTAAACAGACTTATGATGATTTACAGTATGACGACCACGTCGGCTTCGCAAAGCCAAGAATTTATCAGAATGAGCAGACGATTGCGATGCCTATTATCGTCGATGCTATGAAGCCTTACCCGATTTATCTGGACACCTATCATACCATTCAATACAATGAACGTTTGCTACAAACTCTGGATACGGTGTTCATTGCTACAGAAGACGGGCAGCTTCTAGCAGTTCCTCAAGCTGCAGTCGCATATAGTCTACCTGATACTGCGGACCTGAATTATTTGACATCGATAGATAACCTGCTTTCCTCAGCTCCGTCTAATTATCTCATCGATGCGTACACTGGAACTCATTTCCACCCTACAATCGAAATGCCAGGTGACTGCGATGATGGTACGAATAAGAACCTCATGATAAACCTGTTTCATGTTGACGACCAAGATGAATCTAGATGGACTGGTGCTTATGATGTTCACATTGCAGGTAAAGGTCCTGTATCTAGAAATCCAGTACCTTATGATGCAGAACATAATGGACCTCCGACTGGTGATGATGTCTACTGGACTCTCAAGAATTCAGAGGGTGAAGACAATCCAGAGGATATCATTCCATAATCTGAAGTTAGTGTTTGAATAGCCACACTATAATGAAACAAAAAGGAGGGATAGTCGATATGCTACCATATATCCAAGCCAAATTAGAACATAATGTTCACGTCATTATCGGTAAACCTAAGGACGACGATACAATCGCTGTTAGAGACAATCGTCGGTTCAAGAACACAGCAACTCGATTGATGACTGAAAGCATCTGTGAATATCTAGCAGGCGACGAAAACTCGTATAACAGAGGTCATGGTAGACCTAATTTCATGAGTTTCGGTACTATGGGTATCCGAAAGCAAGGTAATCTAGGTAGCCCGACATTGGAACCTCAGTTCGAAGACCCAAACCCACCTGCACAGAACAGAACTCGTCCTTGGTTTGAGTCTACATCTTTAGCTTTGACAGACACTTGCGGAGAAGCAGTAACTGTAGATGGAGTAAACCCGCATTTCTGGAATCCGAAATATGGCTGGGGTACTGCTGATAAGCCGAATGAACCTGTATTCGAAGGCGAACTCTGCACTGCGATGAAGCCGTCAGAGGCTCAGACTTGGAAAAATAACGGTTGGGAAGTGATTCAAAGAATTCCCATTCTCAGAGCTGATGTCTTATCTGATTGTCCTCAAGATTTGGACTATGGTGTTGATGGTTATTCATCTTCTGTTATCTTCTACGGTTATGCTTCGGTACTGTGGGTGAATAATATGCTTAACCCGAAACAGAAAAAACAAGACGCCATCGAAAGTGAATCTCAGACAGAACCTGTAGGACCTCCGTTGGACCGCATGGCTATTTCTGAATTCGGACTCTATGAAAAGAATAATACAGACCCACACGGTTTACACACCTTACTTGCTGGTTTTCGTGTTCCATCAGCTGACGACATCGTCTATGTATACAAGAATGAGGTTATTCTTGTTGAATGGCGAGTTACTGTTAGAGCTCTTATGCCTTATGAGGGAGTGCAAGATACTGATGAAGCGCAACTCTGAAGGGAAGAGTCTTCATTCTAAGTATTAGAACCTGTCTTGAAGATAAAGACTGCTACTTCTATAATCATGAAGAAAATGACAGCACAATGAAATAATTAAAATCAACGCATTATCATGTTCGAATATATGATATGCTGACTACGAAAGTAAAATCAGCATTTTTGAGAAGAGATGCCGAATTGTATTCAGAAAAGAGTGATTTATATGGCAAATGAACAGCTAGAGCCTTTTGTATTAGATTTTCCGAATGGAAATCGAGTAGAGGATATTCTGAAGAAAGCTGAACAGCTTCCCGACAAAACACAACTCGATGCTCAACTAGCACAAAAAGCCAGCATGGCTGACGTGCAGCAGGAGAATCAGAATCTACAGAACCAGATAAATGAAATCGTTCGGGCACCAGAAAACGGCGGTGACGTTGGTGCAGAGGTATATCAAGCTAGAGTAGGGACTGATAATACCTCTTATGCAACATTGAAAGAGAGGCTTGATACTGAGAACAGTGAAATAAAGAGCAATATAATCTCAACTGACGAAGCGGTATCTGTTCTTGTTGACAACGCATCAAAGAAAGAAATGAAGAAGATATGGAAACCAGAAGATGTTAATCTCACTACGACTTCTTATCCTTTTCGAGATTATCGTGGCTACGCCTACGCTATCAACGTACCACAGTATATGTGCGGAGTGCGTCTTAATCTAATGATATACGGTAGCGGGGTTACAGGCAAAAATGATGTAACAATAACTGTATCTCTAAGAGATAGGAAGCATATAACTAAGGTTATCTTTACAAAATCTAGGGTATTTTCTGTCTACTTTGAAGGTAATATTGGACGTGTATCTGAGCAGATAGTCGAATTCGACACACTTATAGATACTCCGGATATTGCTTTTCTTGCGATAGAAGTTGATTCACCATATAAGCTGTATGTATCAACGAGTGAATCAAAGTTCATGAGAACTGATTTGATTAACGAAACGATAAAGACCTACTATATCAATAACGACAATGTGTATATCGATAGCAACCAGAATAATTTTTACTGTGATTTTGGCGTCGAATCAAATGTTCTGAACAGCGTCAGCACTGTGAAACTGAAACGAACTGTCGAATCTATAGAAAATTCTCTTGATGCTACGAACGTGAGAACAAGATTCTTTAACGCTAATTTCAACCTCACGAAACGTACATATGAACTAGATACATATCGTGGCTGGGGATACCTTATACATACACCAAGAACAATGAGCGGTGTGTGGCTTAACGCTATCATCACTCCAACAATCGAATTTAATACTGATTATACTGCTACAGTACAACTTAGAATAAGCCTAAGAGATAAGCAGACACATAATCTTATATATTACTCATATTTCGAAAATTTTCAAGTAGAATTTAAAGCAGCGGACGGTTTTGGGAAGATAGTAGATACCGATGTGCTTTTCGACACACCTATAACTGACCTTCCCGAGCAAGTCTATGTATGCTTTGATGTCCCTATCGGCTATACAATCAATGTCACGAAGGATAATCGTAGCAGCAAATTCACAGACTTAGCTGTTCTGGATGATGCATACAAAGTCATCTACATCAGCAAAGCTAACCACTATATAACGTCTGACGGTCTGTATAGATACGGCTTCGATTTTGGAGTTTATAACCTTAGATACACTATTAGTACTTCAAGCAAGAGAAGACTTTACAACCTACATGATGCTTTCTTAAGATGGATGGATGCAGAAAAATTTCCTATCGCATTTGCCGGTGACAGCACAACAGACGGTTATCGAACAACTAATTACAGTGCCAACAAACTCGGTACAGACCACACAAGCGGATATTTGTATACTGATGTTCTACAAGCCAAACTTCGTGAAGAAACAGGTAATGATATCTTACGTATATATAATGCAGGTTTCAGCGGAAAAACTGTGTCATGGATGCTTCAAAACTTTGATGCAGAATTTGGCAAACTTTCCGCCTATGCAGATGCCAAGATGGTGGGAATTTCGTTCGGAATAAATGACAGACCAAGAACAGATGCAGCTTACACAAGCTTTAAGGCTAATCTTACAGCTCTTTGTAATAAGTGCCTTGAGTATGGTATGCAGCCATTTCTTTTAACCTCTCAAGCAGGCGCGGAAAATAGCAGCACACTTAATCGTTATGAATCGATAATCATTTCCTATGCGAATAGAGCAAAATTTGAAGTTGCAGAAGAACTGGAACTTGAAATCATAGATGTTAGCAAGATTACTGGCAATTTCCTTAATTACAGCAATCATCCAATACACTCTATACTTTATGACTTCTGTCACTTCGGTGACTATGGTCATGCGTTCGAGGGTGGTATGTTTTTCCGTGAATTTATCCCAAGAACTATCACAGTTAATGGAAATGGAAAGATAGGCTTTGAGACGCAAGGCATCAAATCAGCCCTTGAATGGGGTGATACTGCTACAAAACAGGTTATCATGCTAGATACACCATATAACGGTTTCAAGACTAAGACAGATGTTTCTAATCGAGACAGCAGTAGCGATATAGTTGTAATGGATACCTGGATTTTTGTTGACGGAAAGTCACCCGTTACACTCGCTGGCTATTGCGAAACAAGCGATACTTTACACGCTATGGTCGATGGTACCGATATAACATTCACTTCGACTAAGCAAAACCTAGGTACACTCGATATAGGACTTCACCACGTGGTAATAATGTCCGGAAATTCTACAAATATAAACTTTTACGGACTTAAGACAAGCGTGATAATCTAACTATCGAAGTTGAACTTAAATACCACAACCTGAATCTCGAACCTATAATAGATACGAGTATAGAACACGTACTCGTATCTATTTTTATTACGAAAGGAGTCTTATCTATGGCAATCAAGAAATATAAATTCTCAGATGCTATTCAGCTGACAGACCACTTCAATTCGTCTGAATTCCGCTGCAAACCTGATAGTAGTCATAACTATCAACACGATTATGCGATTGATGAATCTCTGGTCACTAAGCTGGAGGCTCTATTCACCAAGATTCCAGAGCTGTTCGGAGTATCAGTGTCAAAAATCATCATTACTTCAGGATACCGCTGTGCTAAGCACGATATTGCAGTGGGAGGTAATGGTTCAGGTCCGCATACAGGCGGTTATGCTGCAGACATCTGCGTGTATGGCTCGGATAACAAGCCTATTAGCAGCAAGATGGTCTGCTGTGCAGCACAAGAACTTGGCTTTAATGGCATTGCGAATATCACTTCAGCATATGTCTACACTCATGTAGACACCAAGAACAGAAAATGGTACGGAAATGAAGTTTATGGAAATAATACAGTCACTTCTGATTTCTGGACATATTTTGGTCTAACTCGAAAAACCAATAAGTCGAATGCTGAGGTTGTAAAGCTGAATGGTATTGACGTGTCAGTATGGCAGGGTGATATCGATTTCGCAAAAGCGGCTAAGACTGTCGACTTCGTTGTTATTCGAGCTGGGTATGGTAAACTGTCATCTCAAATTGATAAGAAGTGGGAACGTAACTACGCTGGTTTCAAAGCACAGAACAAACCGGTTGGTGCTTATTGGTACTGCTACGCCACTTCAGCATCAGAAGCTAAGGAAGAAGCTAGAGCTTGCTTGAAAGCACTAAAAGGAAAGCGACTAGAGCTACCTATCTTCTACGATATTCTGGAAGATGACCATATTCCGATGCTCAAGAAAGTAGGAGATGTGTCAGCACTTATCAACGAGATTATTCCAGCATTCTGCTCCATCTTAGAGAAAGAAGGATATTACGTCGGATTATATTGCAATACATCTGGTTATAATCAGTATCTGAACGACAGCAATAAACAGCGCTATGCTCAGTGGGTAGCTGACTGGACGGGTGCTTGTAGATATACTGGTGAAAAAGTGATGTGGCAGTATAGCTCTAAGGGTTCTGTTGATGGTATCAATGGTAATGTGGATAAGGACTATGCGTACACAGACTTCGCAGTCATCAAAGAAAAAGGTTTCAATGGTTGGAATGCATCAGACTACAAGCCAGACTACAAGCCAGATTCCAGCAAGACACCTCAGAATCCATCAGTTCAGCCAACAAATCCTGAAACTCCAACGCCAGAAGAAGCTGAGAACATTTTCGAACAGATTCTTAAGCAAGTTCAAGAAATCAACAATAAACTCGATAAATAAAGCCACAAACCATGAATTTCAGCTATCTGATATTCATAGTTATTGAAGAAAGGAGGTCGAACTATGGCTAAATACACAGAGGGCGATTATATCGACCAGGACGGCGCCGTCAAGCTACTCGTTTACCTGCTCAATCACATCAAAGTCAAGCAAGACACTCTGGTATTTGATTCTACTCCTACAAGCGGAAGTCAGAATCCAGCTACATCGAATGGTATATTCGCTGCGTTGCTAGGCAAGCAAGATAATCTTACCTTTGATTTAGTACCGACAAAGAACAGCAGAAATCCTGTAGAATCTGATGGTATTTTCAATGCTATAGACAAAAAGCAGGATACTTTGACCTTTGATAAAGTACCGACGAAAGGAAGCACTAACCCAGTAGAATCTAAGGGTGTGTTTAACGCACTTGCCGGGAAACAAGATACTCTGACATTCGATGAAACTCCCACAGCGAACAGTCAAAACCCAGTCAAATCTGGAGGAATTCACACAGCACTGTCAGGTAAACAAGACACCTTGCAATTCGACAATCAACCGACTCAAGACAGCACAAATATAGTTAACTCCGGTAATATCTATACCTGGGTACTTGCTCAGCTTGCGGGTTATCAATACGTCGATATTTCAATTTCAGATACACCTCCATCGGAAGCTCCGCTTAATCCTAATAGTACAATCTATATCGTACTCGTACCTGATACTGCGACCTCAAATCAAAATCTGTATTCAGAATATATCTGGGTAACAGCGAATAATGATTGGGAACAGTTAGGTGCTGTGTCTGTTGATATGAATCAATACATCAGAAAGACAGACATTGATGGTACTTCTATCAAATTCAATGAATCCGGCAAGCTGAGCGCTTTTATCGACTTGTCTAGTTATATGTTGAAGACGGACATCGATGGTGTCACAATCAAAATGAATAATGCTGGAAAGCTGTATGCTGACATCGATTTGTCAAGTTTCCTACAAAAAACCGATATAGACGGCGTGACTATTCAACTGGACAGTTCTGGTAAACTGCGCGCTGTGATAGACTTGTCGAACTATGCTCTGTCATCTGATATCGGAGACGCTACTCTGACGATTAAGCAGGGAGCTACCACGCTCGGCACATTCACAGCTAACTCCAAGACAAATCAGACTATAGAAATTCCAACGAGTGGTGCAGCGGAAGCTTGGAATGACTCAGACCCGGTGGCGCATTCTAAGACAACAGAATCAGCTATGCCTATCACAATCAAGAACGGTACTCTGCACTACACCACTGACACTAAAAACCTATATCTTGACACGAACAATAACCGAATCAAGATAGGTGATTACATTATTCTAGATAACGATGATGATAGATTAGCACTTCAAAACCCACTCGAAGACAAACTGTATATGGTTCAATCAAATCACAGCTTGTGGTCTTACAAAAATGGTTGGTGGTCGTTGCTGAGTTTCGGTGATATCTTAACCAGAAACGTCTTGCTAAGCACCTTTCCACCAGCAGTCGGAGGTAATATCCAAATACCAGATGCTCAAGAAAACAACTGGGCGGCTCACGCTACAATGCTTCAAGTTCCCGAAAAAGTGTTCTTGACTTCTGAATTAAAATTTAGATTCATCCTTTCTCAAATTCCATCTAGCTTATCACCCACCCTTCAGATAATTCCTGCAATATATCGGTATACCGGTTTAGATGCGGCTGACGGAAATTATAAATGCGCATTAGTCTGCTCTGGTAAAGCTACCGAAATAGCAACTCTAGGGTGGTATACTGTTGACTATCAGAATCAGATAGACGCTTATCTTGATCCGCTCGAGGTGTACTTCATGGTATTCCTGCACAATAGTAATGGGACTGGTATGACAGGAGTCTGGGGCACTCAAATAAATGATAAACCTTATCCTGCATTTGTGCATCATAATCTTGGTGTGCTGACAGAAGCGCCTCAAACAATCACTATGCAATCAGAGAGTACTGCTAGAATCTATGGTAGCTTATTCGCTAATGGTACAGCAACCAACTGATATCAGTAGGGAGGTGATTATCTGTGGATTTTAATGCAGGATATGAAACGGGAAACACCGATGAAATGTATGGACAAGATAAGCTGTGCGCTTACGTCATGATATGGGTAAGACGAAAAATCAAATTCCCTTATTATTTTCGTACTGAGCATCAGCAAGGTTATCGTAATGACCTCTTCAAGATAGAATGCTACGACTTCGAAGAGGTTGATTATTACAAGCGACTTTGTAAAGAATTGTCTAGATACCTAGCACTTATCGAAATAATCTATCCAGAAGACATAAAAGACGGTATAGTCAATCGAATTGATGGAGGACCATCTCTCTTGGTAGATTTGAGTTCGAGTTATCGTGACAATATCGATGGCAAAGATTTCGATTTGAATAAGAAGATTCGAGCGAAATATATTGCAAAACCATTTAGCAGTCTTTAAGCACTCTAAATGACATAATACATTATACATACCAATTAGAGTGCTTAACAGCATCACGTGGTATTATCTATACCTTGATATAATTCTTTATAATAATCTATAAAGAATATCACAATCTTAAGCAAAGGAGTGCTTTTAATGACAGATGCTATTGTCGAAATAATCGTACCACTTATCTCAGTTCTACTCTCTGGCTCGTGCTTGGGTGTCATTCATAACATCATCAAAGATAGACATGCAGAAAAAGAAAAAGCAGCTGAGCGTGAACGCGCATATACTGCGAAACAAGACGTTATAGCTAAGATGTGCTCTAGGTCATTCCGATATAATCTAAAGAGTCAGATTGCATGTGTAATGCATAATTGGAAAGACCCGAATTACAGTCGAATTCAACTGCGATTGGACTGTGAAGAGTTACGAGAAGATATGCAGTTATATACAGATAGTGGTCAAAATCATGCAACTCAATCGATGTACATCAAATTATTCAAAGACATGCGAGAGGACGATGAAGTTTCTGGATGGAGCATCGATGTGCTGTGGATTGAATCTCTTAAAGATGTTCTTATGCAGTAGGGAGGTGATACTATGCTTATCTAAACCGTGAACGGAAGAATATGTCAAAAATATCTGGATTATCCAATACAAGGAGGAATTATCATGTGGACAGAACTTTTCAACGTACTTATCGAAATCGCTGTCGTTGCAATGTCAACAGCAGTTACGGTGCTCATCCGATACGGGATTGCATATCTAAGTGCGAATACGAAAGACCGTAAGATTCAACTTGCTCTCCAAGAACTTCAGACCGTTATGATTGACGGTGTTCAATACACAGAACAGACCTTCGTAGCTCCGATGAAAGAAAACGGCGAATGGGATTTTGATGCTCAGAAAGCTGCACTACAGAAAGCTGCTGAGTATGTAGTTCAGAATTTAACAAAATCCACTAAGAAACTGGTTGCATCTGATAAAGATGACTTGCAGACTTGGGTTGAACAGAAAGTCGAGTCTTATATTCGAAGTATGAAGTAATCGATATAAAGATTACGAAGTATCAACACTATCTTGATACTTCGTAATCGTATATGTAAGATATTATAATGTATATAACGTGGAAAGGAGTTGATAGTAGATGAGAAGAATTCCTCAGCAGACACTCAACAGTCGTAAATCCTCTGATTTCACTCAAGCTTGGATGGTCGATAAAGATGGTATCGCCATCGAAATTGAAGCGCACGTTCAAGCGGGGGAAGAAGCTATCAGCCAACTTGATGAATATGCTATATGTGTTCTTGACGAGTATATTCAGAAAACTGGCGATGAACGTCTGAATAACGCTCTCAAACAGATTATTGAGGAGCAAGTTATCGGCGATATCTATGCTTGTTATCAAGAAGACGATGAAGTTGAACCTGAACTGCAAGGAGATAACGAATACGAAATCGATTTATACAAATGGGTGGTTACAGGTAAGCTACTTGAATCAAAGCAAGCTGAAGACATATATATGAAATATCTTCAACAATTCGGTCGTTCAGTTGATTTGAACACCCTGCTCGAATACTATGAAAACAACGTCGAAGGCGACGATGGCATTAAGTATGCACATATGCTGTTCGATAGATATTTCATGAGAGTTAGGGCTGGTGGACTCAAGAATCATACTGTGGAGGGTAATCATGAAATCTATTTCCGAATTCCTGACACAAAACCAGAAGCTTGGTACAGAGCAATTTCAAATTTCATGTGGGACCACCCAGAATACGCCGGTTACAAACTCAATATCTATGCTGAATTAAACGCAGCAAACCCGAAATTTATCGAAGACTATGAATCCGGCAAAGAATATCTTGATTTGCATTCCAGTAGAAAAATGCGAACAAATCGCCAAATCTTGAAACTCAATTCATTTTACCGACGTGAGTACTTCAGGAAATATAAAAAATTTCCTAAGTGATTTTCAATGAAACCCTTAGCTTTCTTTAAGATGCTAAGGGTTTTGTACTGTTACAATATAATTTTATATGTACATGATTTCTAATTAGCATCAGTTAAATTGCGTGGTCTGTGATGAACTTCGTGACATACCCAGTCTTATGTTAGAATGATAATATAACAGAAAGGAGTTAGAGACCAATGAATATATCAGAACATCTGAAATTTGCAGCAAAGGTAAGCTCTATTTTCGTAATAGGAATTGGTACTGGTGTATCAGTAGCATTGGGTCAGACAGCTCTAGAAGAAGCTGTACAACCAGTTGCTGAAGTTAGTTTAGACGCGACAACGATGTCTTCGACAACCACACAGAAGAACCAGACATCCGCAACTGCAATGTCAGCTACTGTGACCTCATCAACCACTGTTACTATATCAACGACACAAGCAACAACTACCGGTATGCAATTGAAAACAGAAATCACCGAATCTATAACAGAACCTACAATCGAGTGTCAATCAGAGTCTATTGAAACCAGAACTGACTTAGATGTGGTTGAAGTTATAGAGGAGGCTGCTGCGAATTTAAGTGCTGGCAGTCTTATTCGCAGTAACATGCGAGGAACCTACTATTCTCCGGGAGGATGGAATGGATATTCTTCTATGGGAGGTTCTGGACGCTACCTACTGGATTGTAGCTACGGTGGTGATGGCTATGCGAAAGGGAGCATAGCAAGCGGGTACCTATATGACATACTCGGTTATTCAAGCAATGGAAGTCGCACAGCAGTCTGGCTTGAAATTTCAGGTTATGCTGAGATGTCTGGTATCTATTATCTTGATGATTGCAGTGGTGCTGATGTCATTGATTTCTATTATGACCAGAAATCTAACTGTCAATTCAGTTATGCAGGTGTCGTATCTGTTGACGCCTATTACATCAATTAAAGGAGGTGAAAAAGATGGATTCTTACGAAGTAGAGGAAATGAATGAAGAACAAATCGATAAAATCGAAGAAAGATATAAGATATGCGCTTATTGTGGCGAGAAATTCTTTCTTCCATATCTGGTTGACTTGACAAATTATGCGTATAAGCTGACAAACCCGACGGTGCATGGCAAGAAGGTTTTCAAGCAGTTCGGTGGACAGCTGTGGTTCTGTTCATGGACTTGTATGTCTAAATTTCGAAAGACTTACAAACCTAAGAACAATCCAGAATCTGCGAAAGGGTTGAGTTTTTCCGATAAGATACGAAATCATGAAGATTGAACATGATACACATACATCTCGATTTGTTTATTATACACAAATCGGAACTTTGAAATTAGTTTCGATTTGTGTATTATTTTTGGTTCTAACACTTTTTAGGCTCACATATTATATATTGTTCAGCGTGACTGTCGTCAGCACACTCAGCATCTTGATGCTCTATCGTTTGAACAATATCTATAATATCACGGACTCGACACTCGCACGCTATTTGATTGCTTCGCTTACAGAAGTCTTCAACTTCTTGTTGCACTCAGCAAACGTGCGAAGCTGTTTCTCAAAGTCTTCAAATCGAAATGATATTTTTTCAAATCGATATTCAAAACCTATTTGAATTTAAGAAATATAATGAAATGTGGTAGAACTTCGTAATTCAAAGAAATCTATGTTATAATAGATATACAATAAGACAAAGAATTATATACGACGTGCTAAGTTAAGACAGGATTGTCAAGACAGGTAAGCGTGGGTTCGATTCCCACTCACGTCTCCACCCGGGAAACCGGGAATGCGTTTTGTTATCTCCCTTATTTTGTTCTAATCTTATTTTATTTTCGCCTCTTAAGCGAGGCACTTTTTGTCGATATGGTGAAATTGGCATACACGCTTGACTAAGAATCAAGTATCGAAAGATGTGCGGGTTCAAGTCCCGCTATCGACACCATTAAATTGCTGATATGTCCGAGAGGTTTATGGAGCTGGTCTTGAAAACCAGTGATATCGCAAGGTACCGTAGGTTCGAATCCTACTATCAGCGCCAAGTGTGACGAAGGAAGAAACGCAACTTATTTTCTGATGCTGATATACCATTAGGAAATCTGGGGATTTGCTGACGGTCGTCACATTATCAGATAGGCTGTATTCTCAGTCCTCCGGTTTAGTCCGGCGTTGTCTTTAAGTTCGGATAACTTATTGGCATAAACCTCTACGATAAAGAGGCATTTGCGAGGTTGGCGGAATAGGAAGACGCACCGTGAAGAACGGCGAGAAGAGATAATCACGTGATAATGCTTCTCACATCTTGGTTCGAGTCCAGGACCTCGCTCCAATGTGCCGGTATGGTGGAATTGGCAGACACGATAGATTTAGGTTCTATTGCCATAGGGTGTGCAGGTTCGAGTCCTGTTACCGGCACCAATAGTTAGACGATGGGTATGCAAATTGGTCAAAAGCAATCGGTTTTGACATTGACCGATACGAGCAACTGCACTTTATATCTGTGCTAGAAGCTACGTAGGTTCGATTCCTACCTCATCGTACTAACTTTATTCTATGAATGGAGGCTTTTTTATGTTAGCAGCTATGAAAAATTACATCGGTACAAAGGTTATCGAAGCTGAACCGATGACCAGAGGCGAGTACGTCAAACTCAGCGGTAGGAATTCTATTCTTATCGACAAAGGTGAATCAGAATCTGATGCAGGATATCACGTTCGTTATGCTGACGGCTATGAATCTTGGAGTCCTTCTCAAGCATTCGAAGACGCTTATCAGAGTTTCGATAAGATGACTTTCGGTAACGCCATCGAATTGCTCAAGAAAGGATACGCAGTAGCTCGTGAGGGCTGGAATGGTAAAGGTCAATACATTAAGCTGGCATCTCGCATTAGCTTTATGGACCCTACAGGTACGATTTGCAATGCAGACCACGACACTATGGGTAATCAAGCCATCGCATTCTTCGGTACTTCTGGCATTCAGGTAGGCTGGCTCGCATCTCAAGCTGATATCCTTTCCAACGATTGGACGGTTGTTATCGAAGAACAGTAAGAACTTCGTAATCTTATACTCATCTGTGTTATAATTATGGTACAATAAGATATAGCACAGATGGGAGGTTCTTATTATGGATTCAGAAGGGTTCGAGAGAATCCTGCGTAAGAAATATGCTAAAGGCATACATAAGTTCACTGGTAATAAGACACGTACCGTTTATGAGCTCCGTAATCCTTCAAATAAGGTGAAAGGTTGGTCATTATATGTGAATGGTAAGTGTCTTGTCAACCGTGCTTCATTCTCTGCAGTTTCATATGCAATTTATGACAGAGAGGTTATTCAAACTGCTAAGCGATGGCTCGCTTTGGACAATGCATAGGAGGTATATCTGAATATGGATAACGCACAGAGGTCGATTGTCAAATGTTCAACCCAGGGTGCTCTTCATCTACTTCTTAACTTTGCAGAAGAAAGAGGTTGGGATGGAAGTAAGGGATTTTATCCTTGGTACATCTACCATGAAGATACCGCAGTGCTTATGGTAGGTACGAACCCCAATGGATACGCTCCGAGTTCATATTACGAAAATCATCGTAGTGATTTCGCAGACGCACTCTGGTTCTCGAATCCGACAGCATTTTGCCAGAAAGTTCTTGCAGATGATCTCGCTGAACAGCGTAAGCCAATCAATAAAACACATAAGGAGGTTACGAAGATGGATGTAAGTACATATCTGGAAGAAATCGTAAAGGCTGCAAAAGGAGCAACGATACAGCCTCAAACTCCGGAATCAGCCACTCAGGATGAAAATCCTGCAGCTAAGTTCGAGGGTTGCATTGAAATCTATCGCTATGCTGTGATAGATAACGGCAAAAGTCGGGTCGAAGTCAGCGAAGAAGATTTCTCTGCAAATCCGACAATGCAAAAGTCTAAGAATGTTCAGCATTATGTTCGCACATCAATCAGTATCTGTGATGCTGTTCAAGCAAGTGCTACCTGTAAGGCTGAGGATTACGACAAACGTCAAGGCATTCTTGAAGCAATCGGTAACCTTTTCTGCCAGACCTTCTGTGATGTGACTTTTCAGACTTTCTATCGTAGAATGGAGAAGAGTGAAGCTGAATACGAAAAGCGCAGTCGCACGTGTCCGCTTTGCGGTTCTACCTACTATACACATGCTGGCGCAGTAAGATGCATTGAACAGCATGCGAAGAACAAGGTTGAAAGAGCTAAACGTCATAAGCTCCGCAAGATTGCTCGCAATGAGCTCAGACAGGAAGAATATCGAGCAAAGGTCGAAGCTATGAAAAAGCAGCTCATCCGAGAGGGAGAGAAGCTTACAGCAGAATCTGACGATGATTAAGTTAGTCGGAGTGCCAGAAATGACACTCCGATGTATTCTGGGGTATAGCCAAGTGGTAAGGCAGCAGACTTTGACTCTGTCATTCCGTGGGTTCGAATCCCGCTACCCCATCCACACTTTGAGGACTGAAAATAGTCCTCTCCGGTTTCTAGCGACCTCAATCCTCTACCCATAAAGAAGACTCTTGTAGCGTGCCGACTAATGCTAGATAAGTTCGCACAATACATCATGAATGGAGATATTCGATGAACGATTATGAAAAGAAACTCGCTGATTTTTGCGGAGTTGAAAACATCGGTGACGTATCTGACGGATATCACACTTTCAACCAGCTGTATCATCAGAGAGCTATCTTATTTGCGTGCATTGTCATGCAGAATAAGGACAAAGCTTGGAAAACTCGTAATCATGAAGACGGTACACCTTGTTTTGGAGGTGGTTGGTTCCTTGTTACCGTTGACACTCCAGAGGGTAGCTACGGATATCATTATGAAGATAGATATTGGAATATCTTCGATTGTGCGGAGCTCGAAAGCGCAAAACCATGGGATGGCTACACAGAGGAGCAAGTTACCAGATTACTATCGCTGCGTCAGACAGTCGACCACCCAACTCATTATAATAAACCAGGGCGTAAAGAATGCATCGAAGAGATGCTTGATGAATTTGGTCCTGCAGCTGTCTATTGGTTCTGCAAGCTTAATGCTTATAAGTATGAATATCGAACAGGAGACAAAGGTCCTGCTGATGTGGATTTGAACAAGGCAGCTTGGTATTCAAAGTATGCGCATAATTTAACTAAGCAGTTCGATATTCTTGAACTGAATACAGGAGGAACTCAAGAATGAAAGTGACATTGGTAGCACATACCGATTTGGTTGAGACTCTTGTGGCAACTGCGGCTAAGATGTGCTATTCGAGTAAGACAGGCGAAGACCTTGTTAATGAAACCGCAGCACTCAGCCCAGAAGAGGTCAGCAAATATATCGAAATGCTGCGGAGTATGGGGCACGAAAGTCCTTTAGAGCATCTGACATTCACATTCGCAATCGAAGGAATCTCTCGTGCTTGTTCTCATCAGCTTGTCAGACATCGTCTTGCATCTTACAGCCAGAAGAGTCAGAGATATGTCAATGAAACGGCATTCAAATTCGTAACTCCACATTCTATTGCGAGAAGCACAGCCGCTACTGCGAAATTCTGTGAACTGATGCAGCTTATCGCAGATGCTTATGTCGAGCTTCGTGATGAATTAACCTTGGATATCCTACAAGCCGAATATACGGATACTGCTCGTGCGGATTTACTTGATAAAGCAAACCCGGAAGATATTAAAGCTGCTCGCAAGCTTGCGCAGGAAGATTCTAGATATGTTCTTCCGAATGCTTGCGAAACGCAGCTTATCATGACAATGAATGCGCGTGAGCTGCTGCATTTCTTCAAGACTCGATGCTGTAACCGAGCTCAATGGGAAATCAGAGCAGTAGCTGATGAAATGCTCAAGCAGTGTATGATTGTAGCTCCTGATGTATTCGCTAATGCAGGAGCTCCATGCGTGTGCGGCAAATGTCCGGAGGGTAAGATGTCTTGCGGACATCCGAAATCAATATGAAGAAGGATAGGTGTCCTGCGTTCTGCGCAGATGCTTGCACAAATGGATATTGTCCTGCTTCATTATACGAGGAGCACCCAGAAATATATGAACGTCGTATAGATTGCGATGATTGTTATCACAACACTGGTGATTGCAGTGATTGCATCTTTGAAAATTCAGAGATATGCATCAAGAACGAGAAGACATCTTCGTAATCTATGGGATTCTACTGTATAATAAGAGTATAGTTGTAAAGGAGGTCATTAAATGCGTAAAGTAAGATTAAACTCAGCAAAGAATATCGGAACAGTATATCACTTCACGACTACAATCAAACGCCTTGAATCAATTCTCGATTCTGGCAGGATTAACCCAGGCGATTCTACACTGGATAAACCTTTCGTGTGCTTCGGGCGCTCTGCACCTGAGCTTTATCTGAGGAGTCACACTCTAGGTTGGAAGTATGGTATACTTCTTGACGGTAATGTATTATCAGAATCTTATTCCTTTCGTTCCTACGGGTCGTATGCTCATGGATTCCAGGATATTCTTCTCACCTTGAGGAAATATTCTGATGGTTCTAAGTCTTGGTTCACACTTCAAGGTGGCGATGAAGCACCTTATCTTGTAGGTATGCAGACAGTAAAAGCAATCAAGAGCTGGGCTGATCATCTAGAGGAGTCTCCAGAAGATTTCTATAAAGAAGAAATTGCTGATAGAGAAGAAGCTGAGGTTTGGGTATTCGATGCTGAAGATGAAGACGAGTACCCGTCAATTTCTGTTCAAGGCAAAGATGTGCCGATGACTATGGGACTTGAAATTACAGGTATGTTCACCTGGGATGAGTTGCCCAAGAGCATTCAACCTATTCTTATCAAATCCGGATATGAAGCAGAAGAACGTATCTGGCTGATGAACCGTCATAAGAAGAGTCCTTATGCTCAGAAAGATGACATTCAAGTTGCTGATGTTCCATTCGTAGATGTAAGCAGAGCAATTCGAGGCTTATGTCTGCCGAAATCAGAAAAAGATTCTGCTAACATACGAGCACTGCTGGATAAGTACAGTGATGATATAGAATCTGGCAAGCTGAAGCTTACCTGGTATCAAGGTTGAGGAGGAATGCTATATGACTTGTCCAATCACAGCAACTACAGGTGGTGCTGATAGCACGAAGTATGTCGTGCGAGTTGGTAACTGCTTTATCAAGAGAATCGATGATAGCGGCGATATTATCATGACTCTCGCATGGGAATTGGCTAAGCAGTGCGATGACTTGACACACGCACAGTCTTGTGCAGATACTTACGGTGGCACTGTATATAAAGTCACTCGCTCTCTTGAGCCTGTCGAGAAAGATAGTACCACTTGATAATTACATCTATTATAGATGTAATCAAATAAAGAATGATTGTACCTTGGCTGATGTTGAGGAAGCAATAGGGAAGCCTGTTCAGCAGGTATCACTGGGCTCTGAGGGTCGAGCCCGGACAACGACTGCATTGAGGTAATGACTTAATCAGTCGACCAGTGGTGATGGCAATAGCTGTCGCTATATACTCCCCTATCCGTTCGCATCTGGCAAGCGGATGTGCTAGTTGCGAACGGTTTATATGAATTTAAGGGCGGTTGCCATAACCGCTATCATCAATTCTAGATTAGGGTGTACCTCCTGATTTAATCTTTTTCAATACCGGCTAATTCTAGATAATGTCGGTTTTATCCGGATGTAATTCAGTTTGGTTAGAATGCTTGTTTTGGGAACAAGATGCCGCAGGTTCGAGTCCTGTCATCCGGACCATATTAGTAAGACACGCATCCAAGTTAGTGTCATATCAAGAATCTTCGTTATCGTGAACAGATTTGTAGTATAATATAAGTACATTAAAACAATAACTGGAGGTAATCAAGAATGATTAAAGATTTTAAGAGCTGGGTAGAAATCACTCGCGGTATTTTTCGCTATGTGATTGCAGCAGGGGCTTCTTATGAAATCCATCTGGAGCACCATTATGCAGATACCGATGTTCTGACTGCGAAGGCATCATTGTATATTGCAGGAGACTGGTGTCCTGCAGTGAAAGAAGGAGAAGTAAGACACGATTATTTCAGCAGAGAATGTCTGCTTGAACATCAGACGGTTCAGGAATGCTTAGAAGCAGCTGCTCTTGATGATGCCACGAATAATTGTGATTCTTCTGTATGAATCGACGAAAACTACCCAAGCTAATGGCTATCAACAAAGGGCGTGTTCAGGTTTAAATCCTGTTATCCACACCAGTTACGGTATGCTGAGTAATCAGCATACCTTTCTATTTATCAGAATGGAGATCAATAAATGGAACAGAAAGAACGATTTATCGAATTACTCAAGAGTACTGCGCGTCCTGGTATCGAGGACTTACTTGCATGGCTGGAAACTACAGACTGGTTCACCGCACCTGCAAGTACTCGATTTCACTGTGCGTATCCGGGTGGGCTCGTCGACCACAGCTTAGCTGTCTATGATGAACTCGTTCGTTTGAATAATACTTATGCGCCAATCATGGGGCTATTCCGGAGCAATCCATCATTATCATGGCACTTCTGCATGATTTGTGCAAAGTCAACTGCTATAAAGAAGAGATTCGAAATCGCAAGAATGCTTTCGGGTGTTGGGAGCAATATACTGCTTATACCAAATCTGAGAAGCTGGCTTATGGTGGTCATGGTAGCAAATCTGTCTTTCTCGCAAGTCGTTTCATCAGATTGTTCGACAATGAAGCCATTGCTATCAACTGCCATATGGCAACCTGGGAGAATGGTAAGCAGAGCGAAATCGGTGATGCTTTCAGACAGACTCCGCAAGCTTGGCTATTGCACGTAGCAGATGAAGCGGCTACGTTCGTTCACAAGACGTAACAGAAAGGCGGATTTATCATGGATTTATATGTCAGCGTTCTAGTACCTCGAACAATTGTGAATCTTTGCTGCAGGTATACAGGTAAAGCAAATCCGAATGAACATAAGTACCGATTGTGCGACACAGACCCGGACCGTTTCGATGACATTCTGAAAACAGTCAAAAGTGCCAACCCAGGTCAATTCTTCATCGAAGACAGACCGCAAAATAGGATGTGCATAGAAGCAGTTCAGGAATGGAACGATGAACATCCAGACCAGAAGATAGATTTGATTGAGGATGCTGTCAAAGCTGTTTCCATCGACAACTATAAATGGACAAAAATCGGAACACAAGGTGACCATGTTGGTAACGAAATGCATGAGTTCGGTAACATTCGAATTCCTGGTTTTTCAAAGAATAGAAAATGGGCTCTGTATGTTAAATTCGTAACTCCAGAACAAGGTAAAGATATCGACGTCATTTCTGCACATCGAAGTATGGATTCAGATGTGGATTGAACTTCGTATATCTACGAAAATCTGTGTTAGAATATGAATACAATGTAAAGGAGGCATTCTAGATGGAACGTGATTTCGATAAGTTATGTGCATATTCTTATGGTTGGCTTCTGTATACCACTGAAACCGGGTATGCAGAATATGCCAGCATTCTTGTGAGTGCTACCCCGGGTGCACGCATTCGGGTTGTCGACGGTGTTCAGTATATATCATTCAATGCGTTGACGATTGCTTCTGGCAGCTACAATTGTGAAACTCTAGATGAATATCAAGATTATATGCTGGAGCTTATTCGAAATACTCCTGACTGGACGCACAACCACAAAGACGCTCTGTATGCAGAAGGATATGCCAATGCTTGGGTAGATGCTATCCAATACCTTGCTGAATTGTATCCTGAAAACACTCCGCAGTTCAAACTGCTATTGAAATACGCTAATATCGTACGCAATTCTGGGTTACCGGTAATCTGATGGAGGTCAGAAATGGATAAGAAATTTATCAACATATTCAATAAGCACACAAATAAGACAGCAAATCAGCTTTCAGATAGTGATTGCTTTGAGGTAGTTAGAGCAATCACAAAGAACCGGTCTCTATCTCCAGCTGAGAAATGGAATAGTATTTTCAACTTTACTCAGAACTCTATAACTGTTGGTAACATCTACAGTTTGCTGAAAGAGGTCGATTAAACTTCGTAGCAATGTGGATGATAATGTTATAATATAGACATAAAATATAAGAACTGGTACTTGATAATACATTAGTTCTTGAACAAACGGAGGTATTTTATGGCTATCATTCAACAGGATGGTTTTGATTTTATCTACAAAGCCACAGAGAACTATCAAAGAAATGTGCAGCATTGGAGCATCGAACGTGTCGCAGCTTATATGTCTGTAATCCATGTAGTCCAGGTGAAGTACACCAGATACTATTCAAGAATTACATACTGCCCGAAATTGGGTATGACTTATTACGATTTGCAGAACACAGATGAAGCTACTAACCGTGACCTGGACAAGCTCACGAGATATCTTTCTTCATATCTGTTACGTGAACTGGAAGATGGCAGCGATGTTATTTCCGCACCTCTTCCTGAAGTGCTTGATAAGCTGGAGGCTCATCTCAAAGACTATGTCAAGCAGTCGGAAGAACCTTTCGAAGTGCTGGGTAAAAAGTGTTACCCGCCCAAGTTCTACAGTAGACCGACAAGAGAGGCCTACGAAGCAGAACGCATTAAGGCAGAAACAGAAGCTAATGAACGTAAAGCTGCACTTGCTCAAGCACTCAGTACTGATAAATGCATTGGCAAGCGCGTTAAAATCAGCTATGGAGCTGATGTCTATGTTGGACGCATTGTGCGTATCACAGACAAGTCTATATATGTTGACGTTTATGACGGTCCGCCTGCAAGTTACGCAGTTGTTCAGCTTAATGCTAGACTTCCGAAAACGTCCACCCGAATTGTGTCGGGTGTATTCTAATACGACATCTTCTACACACTCCTTTCGGCATATGGCCTCGATAAAGCAGTCAGAAATGGCTGCTTTATTGCTGTGCGAACGGTGGAAATCCTTATTGATTGCTACAAAGCACTCTTTTGGTTTTATACATTATACATACCACATAGAGTGCTTGTATGCTGCGTATACTCGCAGAACTTCGGAACTACCTGTAGGTTGTGTTATAATATAGATATAAACAACAAGTACAAGATGTTCTTAAATCAAGGAGGTTTTCATATGAATTTCAAAATTTTCAAACAGATGGTGGCAGACAAAATCAGAGGTATATGCATCGAGCATGACTTATACACCGTCGGTGATAATGATGCTTATTCCGCAATGTTCAACAAGGCAACTCAGAAAACAGCTTCTTCGGACGCGTTCGATGAGCTGGTGTTTGAAATCGCAAAGGACATTCTTCAGCATAGTGAAACCGATATGCCTATCGACTCTGTGATGTTCTACCTGTACAACGAAGCGACAGTCACCACTGTTGAATAAGTCAAGATAAGCTAAAGGAGATAACGACTATGCATAAAAGAAGACTCAACATTCCGCACGTTCTGAAAGCGTTGTTCACGCTGACAATCACTCTGATTTATATCTACATATTCGCCAGTTGGGTTGATATCATAGCCCACAATGAGTCAGCAGAACCTGTATATCAGATGTGGAATATCTTTGCAATGTACTTCTAACATCGATACAGAGGAATCTGAAAATCTGCTAAGCAATGGGCTCATCTAATTCAGGTGAGCTCTTTTTGTTAAGTATCCGATGACAGAACTTCGTACTTATACGCAAGATATCGTATAATATAGATATAAGATACATAAAGGAGGAACTCCTATGGAGAAATGGTACAGTAAATTCCGCAGAGGTGACGTCTGGTTCTTGCATTTCAATTCAGAAGACGGTGACGGCAAGAATACTTCGTCAGTAGAGAAGAAGAGTCGACCTTATGTGATAGTATCGTGCGAAGAGAACAACATGAACGCTCCGATACTCAATGTCATTCCGATAACTACTCGCAATAACGACCGTCTGCCAATGCACGTCTTTTTCGTATACCAAGATGGGACTCCAAATGGAAGAAATCAGCTGGTACTCTGTGAACAGATTACGACAGTTTCTGAACTCGTATTCAACCACCCCCAGTCACGTTTCATGTATTCGTTCGATTTGGCTTTCATGAATAAGATTGACGAGGCTCTGACTCGACAGCTTGGTCTAAAACCTAGAGTAGCTGATATGAAGATTATCGAGCGTCTTATCGATGAATTAGCTTCTAAGAAGGAAGCTGAAATTGCACGACAGAAAGAGGCTGAGATTAAACAGCGTGTCGAGAACATCGTCGAAATGTTATCACAGCGTTTCGGTTTAGATTTGTCGTCGGATGTTCTTCAGAATAATATGGAATATCGTCCTGAAGAACTTCAGCTGGCAGACAAGGAAGTCATCCAGAAAATGCGTGATACTGCCGCACAGCGGAAGAGTAGAAGTGAAATTGACTCGGTAATGAGCGCGAAAGTCAAAAGCACTGCGACATTCCTGGATACTGCTGCTGAAAAGGTAGACGCCGTTCAGCAACCGAAACATCGAAAAGGTACCGTCTGGACTGTTGCTCAGAAACAGGAATTTGTTGCTGATTACGCTTCTTCATCGATATCAGCTGTGTCTGCGAAATGGGGTTTGACTAAGAAATCAATTCAGCAGATGGCTTGGAAATTCAAGAAGGAGTTGGAAGAGTGTGACACCAAATGAACTTTTCAACGCCAATCAGAAATTAGTCTATTACTGCTATCATAAGTACATAGAAAAGCAGTGCCCTCCTGGTATATATGATGATATCATCCAGGAGGGTTTCCTGGGTTTATGGCAAGCGAGTGTGCGTTTCGACGAAACGCTTGGGTTTCAATTTTCGACTTTCGCTGTTTCAAATATAGTCGGTCGTATGAAGAGATTTCTAAGGGAGCAGAATTCAACTATTAGAATCTTAAGAAGTGACTGGGAGACAGGTGACACTAACAAGTATGTGACATGTTCGTTGGATGCGTGTCTTTCTGAGGATAACGAAAATAATCTAGAATCGATTATACCAGCTCGACCTGACGACTATGAAGGACTTACTGAAGATTTGATAGATAGCTTTATCGAGCATGAACGTCGTCGACGTTATCAGTGCCCGAACGCAAAATCAGATATAATCGAACGTGACTTAGCTATTCTTGAAGAATACCTTTATGGTGTGACTTTCTTTGAGCCACCAGGTCAAGAAGTCATGGCTAAGAAATATGGAACAAGTCAATCGTCAGTATCAAAGATTATCAGAAAAGGTCGGCAACGGTTCAAGGAATTCATTCAATCTATCGATAAAGATAGAACTTCGTAAATCTTAGCTATCTATCATATAATATAGATATAATAAAGTGTGACAGGAGGTGATGAAGCATGCGTAGAAACCCGATGCGTTTCGATGACGTGCCTATCGGTCGTCCATTTCAAGCTGGACCTGACATATTCATGAAAATAGGTCCAGCACTGGACCCGCATGTCCAAAGAATTCCGGAATAGCCAACGAACTGTCGTTGTCTTACTGGTGAACGCAAAGGACATCACTGCACATTCGGACCTGAGGTTCAGGTTAGGCAGATAACAGTGGACTTCAAATTCAGATAAGGAGGAGTTATCAATGGCTACTATGTCGAGAAAGCTCTACGAAGAGTTAGAGGAGAACGGATTCAAAGTCCGTGATGATTATTCTGGAAGAGGAATGTTCGGTGACCGATGCTTCGGTTACGAACCTGATGACGGGAATCTTTTCCTCTGGTTTCTTCAGCAGCTCTATGATGAAGGTGAGGACTGGGAATTCTACGATGAGGTGAGAACGCTGCTTGATTACGATGCATTCGAAACAGAGAGCACTGATTCAATGGGTCTCGGTATTATCGTTTACTTCCCAGGCTTGAAAGTCGAAGAGGAGGAGCTATGTCAGACATCGAAAGAATGATAGAAACACTCGGATTGAGAAGACGTGAATTACCGCTTTCGGTTAACGCAGGCGATATGCTGATGAGAGGACAGCTGACTGCTGAGCAATATGAGCAAGTCAGTGCCGGAGAGGAGATAAGAATGGCTGAAGAAATGAAAGAGAGGCGTAAGGGCTCTATTCTGTTGACACCTGACAGAGAAATTCCTGAGGATTTCCATATTCCGAAGGCATTGGAAACAGAGCTGAGACGCGAATACAGCACGCTCGAAGGCGTGAATCTGACTAAAGTCACTGAGCGTTGTGCTAAGACTATTGATAAGATTCTGGACTTGACAGTTCCAAATCAGATTGACCACGTGATAATCATCACCAAGAGAAAGAAGAAGCTCGAAGTATCGATGGACGGTCCTCGATATAAAATCCACATAAAGCTGATGGATGTGAAGAAACAGACTGCACAGCTAATCGCAACTGATGTGCTTATTCCGTACGCATATTGCACGACTACCGATGATGAGTTATTCTGGAAGCATTTCGAAGAGATTATCTTCAATCAGTTCCAGACGGTTGTTCTCCAGATTATCAGAGCCATAAAGACGAACACTCTGAGTAAGATAGGTCTATAAGTATGAAAAGACAATTCGTAATCAAGGTCTCTTATCGACTTCGAAATGACAAGACAGCTCCGATTCAAGAAATGCAGCTTGTAGCTCATTCGATTCAGGATGCCAAATCAGCATTTATGCTGTGGCAGCGACAGCAGCAGGCTTGGAATAATTCCAAGCCTCCGATATATGTCTTCATATCCGGAACAAAACTCAAAGAAGTCATAGCCACCGAGGAACAGAAATCATGGATGAGATTGAATCCCAAGCGTCTGAAAAGTCAGATTTATGTCTGTCCGTTCTGCAAAGAAACGTGCTATTGCCAATCAGACGGCTGTAACTATACCTTTTGTCCGAGATGTGGACAAAAAATCTTATGACGATGAAAGGAGGGTGAAGAATGCAGAAGAAAGAATTCATGACTTTCAAGCAGTTTCGAACTTGGTGCAATCATAGAGCTGCTGACGGCTGTTGGGGTCTGGCAGTAGCTATGCTTTGCACAGAAGTGATGCTGGAGATGAATAGAACTCCGTTCTGGAAACGCAAGAAACGCTGGGAAACCGTGTTCAATCAGGATAACGCACTTTATGATGAAATCGTAAAACCTACGAATGAGAAAATCGAAGAGCTCTGCAGTCAGGAGGGTTTATGAATCTTGTAGAACAAACTTCAGTTCCAATTCTGAACGTCGATTATGCATTGAGTCGTGTAGAGCACGCATATGCGGAGCTTGACGCGATATACAATACCGGAGGGATAATTCAACCCTGTGATATGCAGAACTTAACCAGTTCATTGAATGAATTGAAAGTTCAGTTGGAAGTGTACCGGACATTCATTAACCGATTGGAAAAAGATGTAAAGGAGACGATAAAATGAGTCAGTGGACACACGTCGCAGGTGTCGTTAGAATCGATGACCTGCCGTTCTTAAAGCCGGTAGATTATAAAGACTACTTCGGTAAACAGTGCCTCTGGGATGATGACTGCTGGGACGATGCTAGAAATCATCCAGAAGAATATTTGCCTATGGGCAGTGAAGGCACACTTCGCAGTCAGTTATGGGCAAATCCAGATAAGCACGCAATGGCTGCGTATACGTTGATGATTTTCGGTGACCTGCGTGATTATGATACACCTCAGGAAATCATTGATTGGTTCAAGAAGAAAGTCGCAAAAATCCCGATGGTAAGGCAGGCAGTCATCACTGTCGAACTGGAGGGCGCCACACCGCTGACTTGGAATTATGCTGATGGAGATAAGAATGAGTAACGGTTTGAGAGACAGAGGAAATGCTTGTATCAATGGCGACCTTGTCGTGCATCTTGTGCCAATCTCAGCTGGTAAAAAAGCTGTAGGCAAATTTCTCATCTATCGAATTGCCGATGATGAGAACTGGTTCTGGGCATTTACGCCGTTCAAGCTTAAAGCAATGGAGGTGGCATACCGAATTAAAGGTCATGCTGTAGAAATTAAATCTATCGAATTCTAAGATAGATTGTGAAAAGGAGCAAATGAACCATGGAAAAGAATGGATATCAATCACCAATCGAATTATTCACCACGCCTATTGAAATGATTTCTAATGACTGTGAAGCACAATCAGAGAAATTCGTATGCGAGGCTATTCAGAAAATCGGAATCAATATCGATAAAGATGAGCTTATTAAAGCACTCCGTTACGACAGACAGCAATACGAAGCTGGTTATGCTGCAGGAAAGGCTTCTGTTCTTCAGCACGGACATTGGGAATCATCAGGATTTCCAGAGTACCCATATCGCTGTTCTCATTGCGGCAATCTGACCAAAGAAAACGTAGAGCGTAGCTACTGCGGAAGCTGTGGGGCGGCAATGGACGAATAATCATGAAAACTTCGGATAAAGTGTGTCTATATGTTAGAATATAGATGTAGGTACAATACATAAGACACACGCAGAACACCGCAGTCTAATGGATTCTTTTCGTGTGTAAAGTGTTATATTTACATACCGAGTCCTTAGACTGCGTTTATTGCTATGTTATCAGAAAGGAAGATTCTATGAAAACAACACTCGCGGCTGATGATTTAAGACGTCGAGCATCAATCTATCAAAAGGCTGCTGAATATATCGCAGAGAATTTTGATGACGATGATGATGTCGACATTGACGAAGTTGTGCGTGACTTCGAAGAGCGGGATGCTCAGATGTTCGCAGACTTGGAAGAGCGTTCGATGGAGAATGCTTGGCAGCAGGATATCATCGATATGTACAGAGCAGAGAGGTAAGTGCGATGGAAGGACGTTATCTATTCACATATATGTTCCTGCTGAACAGCACGTCAGGTGTCGGCAGTATCAATATGACAATGAAGCAAGACCAACCGATTACACCGGAGGTTATCCAGAACGCTGTAGAATACGTTCGAAAGAACTCGAGTTGGGACACTTCAGTTAAGATAGTGCCACTGAGCTGGTGTAGATATGAATCAGAATGCACGCGTTCGCAGTGCTACACCTGTCCGCATTTCAAGACAACAGAGGATAAGCAGACAAGAACGACACGATGCGTTTGCGAATTATACCAGAAATATCTGAATGTCGTCGACATCATGACGGTCAAACCTGAGTTGATGCGGAGTTGTTCAGACATTTCAGAAATGAATGCAACTCCAGAAGTTAATGAGTATGACCTGTCGAATCTGCCAACATACATCGATAACAGAGATTTCGAACACGCTATTGACACAATCTTGCATCCGGACAATGTGCGTAAGTTCAGCAGCTCTGAGGTACTCACGCAGATAGATAACATCTATGGTAAGTGCAGTGCTATCAGTGCTGTCAATGCTAGCAGATTCTTTGCTGCTATCCTCTATGGAGTTGATAAAGAATGTGATTCATGCGCTACTAGATGGACTTCTACTTTGCAGAAGGTCAAAGCAGTTGTGGCTGATGAAGACAATGACGAATACGATATCGATATGGCAGATTTTCTGATGATTCAACAGAAACTCAGACTTAGCAAAATCAGCTATAAAGCATTTTGCGTTGCTGCTAGCATGGCACTCTTGTACTTCGATAATGATGACTTGAAAGCCAATCTTAATCTGAAAGATGATTTCTGGGATGTGCTGCCTAAGACTACTGTCCAGCTAGGAGGAGATTTATGATGACTGATACTCTGATTTCAAAGAGATATTTCGCTAAAGAGGTCATCTACGATGCTGCTGGTTATAATTTGCCGAGAATACCGAAAGGGGCTGAGGTCAAGTTCATTAGCCAGTTCACCAATCTCTATGGTCGATTTGTCAAAATCAAATATCAAAGTCACACCTACTACACCAAACCAGAATTGCTGATTAAAAGAGTCACAGAAAAACATCGAATCGATTCCGCAGTATCAGGATACAGCGCTCAGAATAAATACTATGGTCTAGTAAAGCTGGTTGCAAAGATTGTCACCGATGATTCTGATAAAGAATTCTGGATTGCTAAAGATGAGGATGGACATTGTCATATAATCGATATCGCTGAGTGCAAGGCGTTGTATCGTGTTGACAAAGAACGCGAAGAAAAGGTAACCTACGATGGATAAGGAGTGTGATAATCATGGCAGTTAAGATGAGAGTAGCAGGCGAGACTATCTCGTCTGACGATACGTACTCAGGCAGTAAGGTAATCAAGCTGCTAGAAGCCTCATTCAACAATGGTAAGGCGGCTGGATGGTTGGAAGCTAGCACTAAAAGTGAATCAGAACTTCAGAAGAAATACCAAGAAGGATTCAATGATGGAAAGAAAGCCGCTGAACAGGAATATCATGATATCCTCGCTGCTTTGAATACAATTCGAGATTATCTCCAGCGTGACGATAAATAAAAGCGAAAGAAACATCTATAAAGAAGTCGAAATGCAGCATCTCCCTCGCAACTCGTTCGGTTCAGTCACTGTCGACAAGTTCAAAGAAGAGGGAGTAAGCTATTCTTTGAGAACAACACTCTCGCACCTGATTGCCTTCAAAGAACAGTGCAAAGTCATAGAAGAGGAGGAAAATCATGAATGAACATTGCATAACCTGCAGATTCTGCGAACATTCAGAAGGTCATATCTGCACACTCGGAAGCCTTCCAATAGACGACCCGTATTCTGATAGCTGTAGCAGCTATCAGTCACAGCAGGCTGATTATCGACTATGTCCGGACTGCCAGCAGTCAGTCAATTATGATGACATGATTTGGCTGAACGGCAAATGCACCTGTCCAAGCTGCTATATCAAGAGACGCGCACAGCTGGATGCTCAGGAGGGTGATGTCTGATGACTGACGCTAAACGACATAAGACTGACTCTGCCGATGCCTGCTACTTCTGTCTGAACTTCAGATTAGTTCCTGTAGACGGCGCCGGTAGGTTCAAGTGTGCGAACAAAAATACACCGGATGAACTAAAGACCTGCTTCAATTTCGAACAAAGGGAGCTTCCAGCAGCTCAGTCATTTGAAATCATAAGCGAAAAGAACTATGATGAGGAAAGCTTTCGCAAGCTGTGAGGAGTTCGATATTCAAGGGTGATTTGAACAGTGGGTGCATTGACTTCTTTTGATGATTGCAAATCGACAAACTTCGTGATACCACTGTGGTACCTGTTATAATAGAAGTATAATAAATAGTGAGTTCAGAGCTCACAGAGGAGGAAGATTATGGCACTGATTGATATCAAAGGATTGGACAAAGCTGAGGTGCTCTTAGCTCTCTGGAATTCTTCAAGAATGCAAGGAATGAGCTTTCTGGGTTACAATCACGAGATGACTTTGAAGTACGCACAGGAATGCGTAGAGCAAGCACGTCAGACAGGAATAGATGGCGAGGAGAAAATCTATTTCGACTACCTGAATGGAAAAGTGATGAAGATTGACCTCGCACCTGATGAAATCGACCCCAGACTCTATGACCTAGATAATGGCGATGGAGCAGCACAGACAGCTATCGATAACCTCAGACTGTCGAAATGTTCCAATGAGGATAGAGACGTCGAATTATCAGATGTCTGTGCTGCACTCAAGAATCAAGCTAAGAAGCCCGTTGTCGATGAAGATGAGAATAGAGTTGCAACTCTACTTCGAGCAGCTAAAGAACTGCTGATTAAGCAGAGAGACTTCGGAATCTTGATGGATTTCCCAATCACCGTTCATTACGATGACGCAGACTGCGACGGCTACTGCTTAATCTATGACATAAATGCTGAACTCGATGCTCTTTGTGAGAAGTCTCAAGATGCTAATGGTCAACAGAATCAAGCAGAAGAAAGTCGTATGGAAGAGCATGCCAACCTTATCACGCTTGAAGACTTGATAAAGACATTGAAGAGGAACGCCGCTGCACACTTTCTGTCAAGACGCGGCGGAAAGCGATATGTCATGAGCATCTATTATCAGCTGAATAGGCTGCAAGCAATCGAGGCAGAGAATGCAGAGCTCAGGAAAAGAATAAAAGAACTCGAGCAAGAGGAGGGATAAGATGCTACTCGTACTCACTGAATCATGCTCGATGGGATGCACACATTGTATGAATCGAGCTGTACCTTGCGATAAGCATATGACAGAGACGACGCTTAAAGATGTACTTCATTTTCTGATACTCAATGAAGCAACTTCTCATATCATCGTGACTGGAGGGGAACCTACAGAGCACCCGAAGTTCCTTGAGATGATGCAGATTATCATTGAAACTCTGGATATGGAATGCGAGTTAAGTCACATCACTATCACCACGAATGGATTTTGGTGTCTAGAACACCAGAAAGAAGCTCGTAAACTCGCAAAAGGAACTGATAGAGTTCGTGTCTTCTGGCAGGTTTCAACAGATGCTCGCTTCTATCCAAAAGCACTCCCAATCCACAAGCGACTCTGGAGGGAAGAAGGCTTTATGCTGTGCACTGACTGCGTACAGCGAGTATACCCTCAAGGTAGAGCTAAAGACAATAATCTCCCATGGGTTGCGAAAGCATCGAAATGCTTCAACGTCAGAGCAACCACGAAACAGATGCCAAGACCGTCAATCGGATTGATTGTAGAGTATCTAGCATCTAGACATCTATTCTGTACGCCAGCTATTGGGATTGATGGCAGTATTCGACTCGGAGAATCCGTTCTCTGTCCGAAAGTAGCATCTATCTATGACTCTCAAGAAGTCATCATACAGAAAATCAAAGACTTCAAATGTCATCAGTGCGACGAAATCAACGATAAGCTGCCGGATATCTATCAGCAGTTCCTCTAATTTCTTATACCTACGTAAAAGAAAGGAGTGATTAGCTTGACAACGCCAACTGCAATCGCAGCGACTGTCAATTACATCTTTCTGAATGCGACAAGAGGAGGTCTGGAAGATAGAACTTCGTGGTATTTCGATGGGATTGGCAAGCCAGGATACGAATCCAAAGCGAGCAGACCGACTTTAGAAACGATTTATTTCATTGCGAATGTGCTTGATTTGGCGAGTGACGGAGTCTATCAGATGAAACTCGACGGGACAATCTATAAGCAAACTTATCTGTCTGGAGCTGAAGTCATTAAGCACATCATGAAGAATTGCGAGGTATCTATCAGCAAAGATTGGAAAGAATTCCGCACATCGAAAGGACAACTCGTTTCAGTCAGACACGTCGCCATAGACAAAGGAGTGACATGCAGATGAAAATCAAGAAAGAACGAATGCAAGCAGCTATTCAAGATGCTTGCAAAACTCTGTTCGAAGACTCTGGACAGATAACTCAACCGAAACTCTATCTAACTCAAAAGCAATACGACCTCGACCCAGAAGGCTGGAAGAAATTACTCGAACAGCGAGGACTTTCAGAAGACGCAATCGAGATAATTCCAGCAGTATTCGATATCAGATAAGGAGGAATAATCATGGATAATAGAATATCAAAAGACGCATATTACCTTGAAATCGCAAAGACAGTCGCAAGACGCTCGACCTGTCTTCGTCGCAATTACGGTGCTGTTATCGTAAATGCAGACAGAATCGTATCGACAGGTTATAACGGTGCTCCAAGAGGCAACGAAAACTGCTGTGAAAGAGCAACCTGTGCTCGCATTGAGAAGCAGGCTGCGCATAATTCAGGAGACTATTCTGATTGCTGCTCTGTGCATGCTGAGCAGAATGCTATTATCCACGGTACATTTTCTGACATGCAAGGAGCGACACTCTACCTATCAGGCTTTGACCATGAATCAGGAGCCCTTATCGAAGCAGAACCATGTCCAATCTGCTCTAGAATGATTCGCAATGCTGGAATCACCAGAGTCGTGAGCTCAGAAAAACATTGTGACATCTAAGAAAATCAACTTGGATGTCACAATTCTGCTAAGACGTTCTTATACATTATATGTATCAGATAAATTGCTTGTAGCTATCAGTGGTAGAAAAACTTCGTAAACCTATATATCTCCGTGTTATAATAAAGATGTAGAGTTAAACAATACGACACAGATAAGAGTATAGCTCAAGGAGGTATATAATGTTAGATATCAGAGAGTATCAAGAGGCACAGAAAGCTGTTCCTGCAGTTACGTGCGAGAACGTGCATCAGAAAGCTGTATTCACGAACTGCTATTATGCAGCATGCGAATACATCGGAGGTCTGGAGAACATTCTTCAGGACTATGATGAAGATGACTCAGAATTCATCAATGCAAGCAAAGAACTTGCAAACCATCAGGAACTCGTCGATTATATCTTCTACGAAGGTACGCACAGCGAGTATGGCTGCGGATTCTCTGGTCCAGGTAACGATTCTCAGAAACACTATCGTTTCGCAGGCAAGACATTCACTCTAAATGCTTGTGAAGCCATTGTCAAAGCGATGGGTTATTGACCTCATCGCTTAGGTACACTGTCATGATGTTCAAAGATATTAAAATCGGTAATTACTTCACGATGAGTTTCGGATTGCTATGGTGCAAGCTTTCAGACACTGAGGCTAGAGATGCGTGGTCTGGACGCGTTGTAACTATCGATTCAGAAACGAGTTGTCATGTTGAAAAGAAAAGGAGAACTCAAAATGAATTCTGATAATCGTGATGTTCCTCAAAATCCCCTTACCCGCTTTAAGAGATACCGCAAGTTCGGTTTCGTACTCACCGAGGTTCAGATTGCTTACTGTCCCAGCTGTAAAACCCAGCTGAACGCAGGACCGAATTATGTACCTGAACGTTGCAGCAAATGCGGTCAGCTTATCGATTGGGATAACTATTCTTGGAGAGAAGAGGAATTCATCAAATATATGTCAAAGGATGACAGTTCAGAGGACAACAATCTATCGACTGCAGATTGAGAATCAGCTACGCTATCAGTTGAAGAAGGACGATTTCACAGAGTTTGGCTCTCGTGAGGTTGTCCTTTATTTGCAGGTATATAATCACCGTTTTTGTATAGATTGTATAAAACTGACAGGAATCTTAGGTATTCTTCTGTGTAAAATTCTCGCTTCTTGGTATTTTTAGGGTAACATATTATATATTGTTCAGCATTCGCGACGCTTCGGAGTCGCTGCTCAGCTCGCTTATCACTAAGGTGACTGCGCTTTCACAATATATAATCGACGGTTCGACACTCACACGTTAGCTTGACTGCTT